ATGGGCGACAGTCCCAACTTCGTTCTGTCCCTCCCCGGCCTTCCCAAGGACGGAGAAAAGATCTTCCACCCTGACTTCCACCTGGAGCTGGTGCCGATGTGGCACCCGCAGCACGATGAGGTGGAACAGATGGTCGCCGAGACCGATAGCCCTTACATCCTGGCGTACTACGGCAGCCAGGATGCGGTGAATCACTACCTAGCGCAGAGCCTGCCGGCCTTCGGCGGCTTGTGCTACCCGCACGCTGGCCCGGACCGGATCTACTGCACCGAGCGGCTGATGAGTGTCACCGCGCTGATGGACGACACCACCACCAACCCGACAGCCGTCGCCGACGAAGCGTGGCGGGCCGTGCTGCGGCAGCACTACTTGGACGCCCTGAACGGCATCCAGCCTCCCGACGAGTTCCCCATCGCTCAGCTGCTGTACGAGTCGATGATCCCGGTGAAGGAACAGCTGGCGTCGAAGCCGCGTGTGTGGGAGCGGCTGTACGACTCGATCGTGGAGCTGATCGACGTGCAGACCGATTCCCTGGCCCTCAAGATGGACCACCTGACGGTGGAGCGGTATCTGGAGTTGCGGCGGGTGGACAACTACGGTGAGTGGGCGGCGACGATGACCGAATACGCCATCGACGTGGACATGACCGACGAGTTGGCCGCTGACGAGTCCCTGCGGGAGATGCGCACAGCCGCGATCGACTCGTTCACGCTGGTCAACGACCCATACTCCTTCCGCAAGGAGATCTACATCTCGGAGTCGGTCAACTCCGTGTGGCTGCTGATGCATCTGGAAGGGCTCACCCTCCAGCAAGCTCTCAACCGGCTGGCGCGGATGGTGCACGACAACGAGCGCAAACTGATCGCCGCCGGGGCGCGGGTGCTGGATGGCCCACTCGGGCAGCGCGAGGACGTACGCCGATATGTGACGGAACTGGAACACCTGGCGTCCGGCAACGCGGAGTTTCACGCGGTAAGCACGCGCTACCACGGCCGGGAGCACAAGGGCGGCCGGTTCATCTCGGGTGAGGTTGTCATCCGGCCGCTGCCGTCCACCGACCAGGTCGCCGCCGCCGAGATCACCAAACGGCAGGAGCAGTAAGGGCATTATCAAGTTGAGGAGGGAGGCGTGATGGTCTGGCGGGGATCGTCGCGGGAGGGCCTTGCTCGTGGAGGGTTGGTCGTACCCGCACATGATCAGGTGCCGCCTGGGGGAGGCGGATCGGCAGTGTCTTGATCTTGCCGGTCGTGACTCAAAATCGACTACATGTCCGATTCTCCGATCGTGCCTGCCGAGCTCCTCGCCCTAGCGCAAGCGTCCCAGGCCGCACAGCACCGTTACATCACGGCCGAGAGCAGCGAGCGCGAGGAAGCACTGGAGGCTTGGCGCCAGGCCGCCGACGCCGTTCTGACAGCGATTGCTACGCACGCTGCTGAGACGGGTGAGAACCGGTACGAGTTGGAGATGGCTGTGAAGCGGACCGCGCGTTCGACCGCAGTCTGAGCATGACGAAATGCCCTGCCCTTGCCGGAGCAAGAGCAGGGCATCGTAGTCGGCTGGCGGGTGGTACGGGGGCTACTTGGCCACCACGCTCCACAGGGCGGTTGCGGCGGCGACAAGGCCGACGACGAGGGGAACGATCGCGTGGTAGAGCCGTGCTTGGCGGTCGCGTTCACGTCGTTCGGCTTCCCCGAGCTGGTAGCGCTCGATCTGGGATTCCAGAGCTTCCCGGGCCTCCACTTCCCGTTGCAGCCCTTGGGCGAGTGTAGAGATCCGCTCCCCCGTGTGCGCGGATTGAAGGGTGTAGACGTCGGTCGACACGAGACGGTCGAGGCGGGCGGTGATGCTCGCCATGCCGTCTTGGAACTCTCTTCTCATTGCGTCGACGGTCCGGCCGAGTTCGCCGACGGATAGATCGTCGCCCATCGGTTCAGGAGGCGGTCGGGCCCGCAGGCGGCACGGTCCTGGCCTTGGGGGTGGGGAGCGCACTCGCGGTCCCGGTTCTGCTGAGGGCACCGGACAGCAGTCCCTTGACGACGGCGAGGGCGGCGGGGAGCGCGGAGACGGCCGCGGCCTTGGCGGTGGAGAGGTCGGTGACGGTCCCGGCGAGGAGGAGGCCGAGGAACGCCTCGACGTACGTGGCGGCGGTTCGCTCGGCGAGGTCGAGGAGGAATCGGGGCATGGGGGAAACCTGCTTTCGGGGAAGACCCGGGGCCACAGCGGCGCCCGGTGCGGTGCCGGATGGGGAAGCGGTCACCAAGTTTCGATCGCGTAGGTGATCCCGGCCGCGGCCGTCTGGAGGCTGACCTTGACGTCGCCGGGGGCGAGCGGCACGTCGACCGTGCTCTTGGCCGAGGCGACCGGCACGGTCTGGACGTGCCACGATGTCCCGTCGTGGATCGCGACCCGGACGCTGCCGGACGGGGACGTCGGGGCGATCTGGTCCATACCGAGGTGCAGACGCCGGTTCGCATACGGGCTCCACGCGGTGCCGCTCGGGACCAGGACCACGGTGGGCTGGTCACCCGGGACAACGGGACCGGTGATCCACTGGGGCATGGCGTCCTCCTGGGACGGTGAGGAAGGCTGGAAGGACAGTGCCCAGGCGCGCAGGGCGTCGACGCTGTCGAGGCGGCAGTAGTCGCGGTCGACGCCGCTGTCGCTGTACTGGTGGAAGAGCCAGTCGGCGCTGATGCCCGGGTCGCCGGCCTGCCGCCCGGCGGTGGCGATCCACAGGAAGTCCCCGTAGAAGCCGGTGACATCGACATTGCGCCAGTAGTCCATGTTCGCGTACATGCCGACCGGGTTGTGCGGGAGCCGCTGCTTCACGTACCGCAGCCACGCCTCCTTGTACGCGGCCTGGCCGGCCCGCGGCACGCTCCGGTTGGCGTCGTCGTACCCCTCCCAGTCCAGGACGACCAGGTCACCCGGCTGCCAGTCGGCCTGCGCGAGGAAGAACTCCGCCTCGTCGACAGGCCGGTTGCCCATATGGGGGTAGTGGTAGCCGCCCCACACCAGCCCGTGCGCCTTCGCGTGATCACGCTGCGCCACCCACTTCGGATTGACGTAGCCACCGCCTTCGGTGATCTTGACGAAGGCGAAGGAGAGCCCGCTCGTGTCCGGTTGCGATGGCTGGTATGAGGCCCAGTCCTGGCCGTAGATGCCCACCGGATCAGGCCCTCTTCCGGGACGTGCCCGTGCCGACCTGGGCCGCGATGGCGTCGACCTGGAGCGCGATGTGGGTCAGGGCCTCGTGGTCGGCATCCGCTTTCGCCCGGCGCTTCTCGTCGGCCCGGTTCGCCGTGTTCCCGAGCACGGGCAGAGCCCAGAGCTGGACGAGATTGGAGAGGAAGAGCAGGAAGGCGAACGGGTACCGGTCCGAGCCGAACCACCACACGCCCGCTTCGGCCAGGACCATCCAGCCGAGCTGCCAGCCCACCAGCACCCAGAAGGTCGTCATCGACCCGAAGGCGGCCGACACCCGGTCGCCGAGCCGGTCGTTGAGAGACTCGAGCGGGTGACGCACCTGCGGGTGCGAAGACACCAGCGCGGTCATCGCAGGAACCCGGGGGCGTACTGTGCGGCGGCCCAGTCCGCGGCGCTCACGACGTGGACGCCGGCATTGCCACGGTGGTGGTGGGTGCACAGCCACACGAGCTGGGACTCGCCGGACTCCAGCCACCGCTCGAAGGACTCCGCGTCGTGGACCTCCGGGAAGTCCTTCGTCACGAGACCGAGGTCGACCTCGTTGGCCACGGCGAACTCGACCGCCGCGTGATGGAGTTCCAGGCCGCCGGAGCAGTGGGTGGCGGTGCCGTAGCGGATGGCCATCGCACACCGGGCGGTGGGGTGAGTGCGTCGGCGGTATTCCTCGAAGAGCCGGTAGTGCGGATCGCTCTCCCGGGGCGCGTGGTCGGGGTAGTGGACGCTGTACCGGTGGGTGACGGCCTGGTCGTGGGCGGGGACTGGTTGGTGGTCGTGGGCAGGCAACGGTGCCTCCTGGCACAAGGCCCCCGGCGTGGCCGGGGCGAGAAGGGACGGAGAAGAGCGCTCAGCGGCTGATCCAGTAGACGCGGAGCGAGGAAGTGAAGTCCGAGCTGACGTACGTGGCCAGGGCTGCGCCGCTGCTCTGCTGGCCCTGCACCTCGACGTAGTCCGTGGTCCCGTTGAGCGCGACGACGGTGCTGGTGCACTGGCCGCACAGCACCGAGTTGACGGCGTCGGAGCCCACGCCGGTGCCGATGATCGGGCTGCCGTTGAGCATGAGGCGGATGCGCCGGTAGCCGGAGGAGGCGCCGGTCCAGCCGACGGTGCCGATCATGAGGTATGTGCCGGGCACGGTGGCTGTGTACCGCGACGGGTTGACCGTGTTGGAGTGGCCGCCGTCGCTGTCGACGACCGTGGTGTCGATCGTCAGGCTGGTGAAGGTCGCGGTCGCGATGCTCTGCGAGGTGGCCTGGTAGCCGGAGAACAGCGGCGGGCCGGTGATGAAGCTGCTCAAGTACTGGACGTTGGCGTTCCACAGGGCACCGGTGATGAACTGCCCGGGGCTGACGGTCGCCGCGGACGGCACGGTACGGGCCACGGCTCACCTCCATCGAGGAGTTGGCGGGGCCGTGGTCGGGCCGGTGGTCAGTAGGCGAAGGCGACCGCGTCGAACCTGTCGACGGCATCCCAGGTGGTGGGGTCGGTGGTGATGGCCGGGAGTGGCTCGCACACCGTGTCACCCGCGTTGTGGGTCTTGGTGGTGGCCGTGGTGAGGGTGATCGTGGCGGTGGTCCAGCCGGGGCTGGTGGCGCCGACGGCGGATACGGTGAGGGTTTCGGCGTTGGCGGTGTTCTGTCCGAGAATGAGCTGCTGCCCTGCGGCGAGCTGGGCCGCCAGGGGGTTCGTCGTGTCGGCGCTGGCGTTCACCGTGACCGTGGTTGCTCCGGCCGCGACGGTGGAGGCCAGGGTGGTGTGCCAGCTCGCGAACGCGCCGTAGGGGGTGATGTCGGCGGGGCTGCACTGGAGGGTCCAGACGGCGTCGCCCTGGTCGTCCATGCTGATCGCGATCTGCTCGACGAAGCAGTCCACCTGGTCGGGCGGGACACCGGGTGGGCGGCGCATGACGCGTACCCGCATCCCGAGTTCCAGTGACAGGCATACCGGCCACAGGGCCGGATTCGCCGCCGGGTGCAGTTTGAGGGACTCGATGCGGGTGGCGGGGTTCTTGTACCGGGACAGCAGGTAGCCCGCGGCGTCGCGGCATTCGAGTGCGGAGCTCGAATTGATCGTGCGGGTCAGAGTGCGCGGGAAGTAGTTCGCGATGGACGTGGTGTCCTGGGCGTAGAAGTTCTGGCTGGTGGCCGCCTGGGTGACGGTGACCTGGTTGGACAGGTGGGTGGCGTCGTAGTCGAGCTGGCAGTCCTCATACGGGAACTCGCCCAGGTCGGTCCGCTCCCCGAACATATATACGGGGGTGAGGGAGTTGTAGCGGGCCGCGCGGCTTTTGAACACGATGGTCCCGGACCGGTCGGCGTAGTGTTCGCCGTTCTCGGTGTCGACGACGGCCTGGAGGGCGGAGAGCGCGTCCTGCCCTGCGGTCGCCATCGGCCCCATGCTGGTGGTCAGGCCGGGCTGGAGGGAGGAGATGCCGGTGTACCCGGCGTAGCGCAGGATGCGCGCGTACCGGGCGTCGGTGGACTCTCCGGAACACGCGTTCCGCCACGCTACGTAGAGGTTGGTGCAGTCTGTTGCGGTGAGCGCCGTGGGGAACTCGGCGACGAAGGAGATGTCCCCTTTGTAGTTGAACGCGGTGCCGTTGCCGACGCTGGGGTCCACCCAGCCGCCGACGGAGTCGGAGACGAGCGTGGTGGGCTCGGTGGTGGTGTCGAAGCTGGTCCAGGTGGTGCTGCCGCCGTCGAGGCTGATGATGAGCTGCGCGGCGGCGTGGCTGTAACTGGCGATCACCAAGTGCCAGTTGCCGTCAGTGACGGCAGTGGTCGACGGCTGGTAGCTGAAGCCGTTGTTGGCCGGTCCTGTCATCACCATTTGCAGCAGGCCGGACGAGTTGATCTGCCAGTACAGGGAGGACCCGCCGCCCGAGCGCATGTCGAAGGACGACCAGATGACGGCCGAGGTGGAGGGTGTGGGGCCGGTGTAGCGGAAGGCGAACATCCGCGACCACGTCCCGCTCGGAGAAGCGGGGCCTTTGATGCCCGCGGCTGTCAGGCTGATGAAGTTCGCGGGGCTGGGGAGGTTGGAGCCGGGGTTGCTGTTGGTGACCGTGACGACGGTGCCGCTGCTGCCGGTGTACGTGCCGCCGCTCGTGGCGGAGGTGATCTGGGTGCCGGAGGTGAGCGAGCCCGCGCCGTACTTCGACACCCCGATCGGGGCCGCCGGGTAGCTGCCGGTGGAGTCCGTGAACGACGTGACGTTCTGCGGGTCGCCGAGGGTGTAGAGGAACCGTGGGCTGTGGCTGTTGATCTCTTCGGTGAGCGGGTCGGTGAGCTTGACCTGGGAGAGCAGGGACATCGCGTCCACCGTGACGGGCTCCACGGTCCCGTACGTCCCGTGATACGTCCACCGGGAGGGCCAGCGCTCGACGAACCCCGCATACAACGGGTACCAGGGGCCCGGCGCCACCCACGTACCCGTCGTGCCCTTGCCGAGGTAGGCGCCGTCGGCCTGCACGGTACACGTCGCACTGGCAGTGGCGGCGAGGGCGACGCCGATGTCCATCCCGGCCGCGTAGGACGGCGCGGTGGCGGTCACCGTCACCTGCGTCCAGGCCCCGGTCGGCGAGCCCGTCAGAGTGACGGCGGTGCCGTAGGAGAAGGCGAACGGGCCGCTGGTGAACCCGGCCTGGTACCAGGCGATGAACGGCTGGACCTGGAGCGAGGTACCCGCGGTGGTGCCGCGGACCTGTACGAGCATCGTGTACGTCTGGCCCGGAATCACCCCGACCTGCGGGATGTGGAAGACCCGCGTGGGCGCGGTGCTGCCGGACGGCACCTGGAAGGCCAGCACCCGGGAGCCCTGCCACGCGGTGGCGTCGGCGACGATCTGCCCGCCACCGGACGGATCGGTGAGAGAGAAGATGTCCTGCCCGCTGCCACTGGTGTCCAGCGGGCCGGTGCCGTATCCGCCGAGGTCCCCGCCGGTCGCCTGCACCTGTGTCAGCAGATTCGCTGTCGGCGGCCATTGGGCGCGTTTGCGGTAGGGCTGGTAGGCCATGATGTGCCCCGCCCACGGCCCCGACGTGTTGAGCGGGTCGAGGGCGCCGTCGGTGTTGGCCAGGGTCACCTGGTACTCGCCCGCGCGTACCTGGTCGAGCTCGTACTGCCGGCCGCGCTGGATGCTGCTGCGGCCGCGGGTGCGGGGGGTGACCTCGACGTACCGGTCCAGCGGGCTGTCGCCGCCGGCGCAGTTCCAGTACGGTGCCCAGTCCTCCGCGATCAGCGGCCAGTTAGGGTTGATCGCCATCGTCACCTCCTCAAGAAGGCCAGCCGGGAGACCCCGAGAAGAGGCGCGATGGTGTTGAGTCCCCGGGGATGTCGCGGCTGGGAACGGACGGCACTGGTGGCGATGGCCAGAGGTAATCCCGCGCCTTGGCAGAAGGCTTGTCGAGGTCACTCACTGGCACCTCAAGAGAGCACCGAAATCTCCAGACGTAGACCGTGCAGGTGAGTTCACGGCTGAAGCGCCCACCGGAGGGAAACCTCATCACACTTCAGTGGGCTCGGTCTCCGTTCCGGAAGTGGACTGTCATGGCCAACATCGCGATCAGCATCACGCAAGGCGCATTCAGCCCCTCAGAGGTGGACATCTCAGCCAGCAGTCTTGTCACCTGGACCAACAAAGACGATCCCGGCCTGGAGTCCACGCACACCACGACATCCGACGACGGCCTCTGGGACTCGGGACCGCTGACCGCCACGGCCGCCTTCAGCCATCCGTTCACTGACCCTGGCGACTTCAGCTACCACTGCACGATTCACCCGATCGAAACCGGAATCGTCAAGGTCTTCTTCCCCGTTGCAGACTGACCGTCACACCAACTGTTGCTGCAACACGGGCTCTCTCAACGCCTGTACGGGGTGTAGCTGGTGGAGGAGCGCATGCCGAGGCGGAGCATCTGCTTCTCGACGACGTCACGGAGATCGTGCTCGGACAGGACGCTGCCCTGCATCATGATGTTGACCACGACCGCGCCCGCCCCGGCCGGGGACAGACCAGGGCCGCCGGCCAGAGCCAGGCCACCGCCGGGCGCGGCCCCGAGGGGTGCCTGGAGGAGGCGAGTACCCATGCCGGTGACGGCGGCGACCGCGGCGGGCACGTGCGCCTGAATGCCTGCGGCGATGCCGTGCGGGATCCACCGTCCGACCTGCTCGGCGAAGGCCCGGCTCGGAGAACTGATACCGAGGAAGCTTTTCGCGGAGCTCAGGGCGTTGCTGGCCAGGCTCCGCAGACTGCCGTACAGCGACCCCGCCCCGCTCTCAACCCCGGACACGATGCCCGAGACGATCGCCGACCCGACGCTCGTGAACCAGGTGCCCACGCCGCGCACGTCGTTCCAGGCGGCGCGCAGGCCGCTGGAGATGGCGGAGCGGATGTTGCCGACGATCCCGGTGATCGTGTGGTAGGCGGAGGTGATGGGCCCGGTCATGGAGGAACGGATCAGACCCCACAGGTAGGCTGCTTCCGCGCGGACGTTCCCCCAGGTCGACGACAGCCACGCCGCCCCGGCCCGCCACAGAGACTGGAGGAACCGCCATGCCTCCTGCGAGGGGCGGACGACGGCCAGCAGCACGGCGGCCCACACGGCGGTCGCGACCAGCAGGACGGCAGCCCAGACGCCTCGGAGGAATCCGAGAACGGCAGACCAGGTGGCCTGCGCTCCCGCGAGGGCTTGGGTGTGCCAGTGATTCCAGAGGGCGAGCAGGATCGCGATGGGGGCCGCGAAGATCACCAGCAGGAGCGGCCACCATCTGCGGAAGAACATGGTGATGGCGGACCAGGTCGTGGTCGTCGCCAGAGCGACGGCAGACCAGGCGGCCTGGAGGGCGTGCCAGAGCCACAGGGCTCCGGCCACGAGCCCGGACCAGGCCGCCTGGAGAGCGTGCCAGGTGGCGACGGCGGCGATCTCCACCGCCGCGAACGCGGCCTGCACGATGGCCCGGAACCGTGCGCAGTGGGTGTAGGCGTAGACCAGGGCAGCCACCAGCGCGATGACCGCCAGGACGATCAGGACGATGGGGTTCGCGTCGAGCACCGCGTCCAGCGCTGCCTGCGCTCCGGTGAAGATCGCGGAGGCCGCCGCCGCTACCCGCTCCGACGCGGCGAATGCCCGGACGGCCCTGCCCGCACCGACCAGTGCCGTACCGAAGTCCCGGGCGCCCTTGACCGCGCCGACCACCGCACCGGCGGAGAAGCGCACGAACGCCGCGACGAGGGCGACGCCGATCACGGCTGCCAGAGCCATGGTGACGCCCTGGTACCGGGTGAAGAACCCGATACCGGCGCTCACCACGGGGATCAGCTGCGTGCCGATGGTGATCGCCGCTACCTGCACGCGCTCCTTGAGCTGGGAGACCTGGAAGTTGAACGTCTGCTGAGTGCGGGCCCAGCCCTCGATGTCCTTGCCCGCATGCTGCCCGGCGGCCCCGACGGCAGCCACGTTCCCCTTGAACGCCGTCATGTTGTCGCCGCCGAGCATGAGGGCGGCGTTCAGGCCGGTCGCGCCGCCCATCATCTTCTTCATGGCGTCGTTGAACGTCTGCGCCGCCGGACCACCCGACTTCAGCTGAGAGTTGAAACCCTTGGTGCGGTTCTCCAGCGTCGCGAACTGCGCCAGCAGGTTCGCCTGGTCGACGGGGAGGGACTTGAGCTGCTTCCTCCAGTCGGTGACGCTGATACTGCCGTTCGCATACGCCTGCGCGAGCTTCTGCAAGCTCGCGGGCATACGGTCGATCATCGCCTGCGCGTCGGCAGCCGCCTGCTTCGAGGTGTTGAACGCGTCCAGCAGGACCGTTCCCGCCGGGCCCATGTGCTGGAGCACCGCCTGCTCCAGCAGTTGGATCGTCCCGGTCAGACCACGCTGCCCGAGGTGCGTGGAGACGTCGACGCTCGACAGCCCGAGGCGCTGCATCTCCTGAACGGCCACATTGTTCGGCGCCTGCAACGCACGGATGGACGAGGCGAGTTCCTGCGTCGCCTCGCGCGCCGAGGTGCCGTGGTTGGTCAGGGTGGCGATCGCGCCGCCCACCTGGTCGAACCCGAGGTGGGCGGACGCGGCGATCGGCAGGACGGTGGACAGGCTGGACGCGAACTCGCCGAACGTCATCTTGCCGTGCCCGACCGCCGCCACCATCTGGTTGGTGATCTGCACGGCCGCCGAGGCGGGCAGGTGGTACGACTTCAGCGCGCTTGTGACGGCGTTGGTGACCTCCGGCAGCGGAGCCTGCTCCGCGCGCGCACCCTCGGCCGCGGCCTTCAGGACGGTCAGGCCCTCGGCGCCGTGGAAACCCGCCGACTCGACCATGTACATCCCGTCGGCGAGCGACTTCGTGCTCGTACCCGTCTGGACCGCGATGTCCAGGATCCCGTCGGAGACCTTCTTCAGGTTCGCCTGCGACTCGCCCGCCGTGGTGACCAACTTCTGCATCGAGGCCTGGAAGTCCCCGGCCATCTTGATGCTGACCACCGCGACCCCAATGCCCGCCCGTGCCGTTGCGGCACCGAGTTTGCTCAGTGCCCCGCCGACGCCGCCGAGCTTTGCGGTGAACGACTCGCCTTCCGACGCCGCGGTGCGCAGCCCGGCACTGAAAGGGGCGGTGACCAGCCGCAACACGGCGTAGAGATCGGCTACTTCACCGGCCACGACCCGTCACCCGCCCTTCACCAGATCGCAGGTGACGGCTTCAGGCAGGAGCAGGAATCAGATGCGGGGCCAGCCGGTGCGGAAGACCTTCCGGTACAGCTGTGGGGCGACGTGCGTAGTCCCGAACCGGAAAGCCGGCATCAGGAAGGGATAGGCTGCGCCGTTGCGGAGCATGCCCCGCTCCAGGTACATCCCGTACCGGCTCGATGGGGTACCGCCCTGGGGTGGGACAGCACCGGCAGAGGTACCCACCTTCGTCTCCCACCCACCGCCGTTCCACACAACGGGGCTATGGGTGATGGACCGCCGCAGTGTGCCGGAGACGACGGCCGGGCCGGTACCCGGTCGTGCCGGGGTGGGCGTGCCACGCTTGTGCCTGCCGACACTTGCATTGATCTTGGCCTGGCGCTCGATGGCCCTGGCCAGCTCGGTGAGGACACGCCGGGATTTGAGCTCGGCATCACGGTTGATCTCGGCAAACAGCCGGGTGAACGTCCCAGGGCGCAGTTCCGGCACAGTGATTCACCCCATCCTGCGATCGGTGTCCCGACGGGCCCGCTCGTTCTCCCGCTCCTCCTGCTCGGCGATCAGGCCGAGGAAGTCGAGGGCGTACCGGCGCACGTAAAGGGGCGTGGCCTGAACCTCGGCCCAGGACCAGCGCATCCGGTACATCAGCAGAAAGTCGGCCCACTCCGCTGGCGCAGCCCCCGAGGCCCAGGTGCCATCGAGTATCGACTCGACCGGCAGCAGCACGTCCTCGTAGTACTCGCTGCCGGGGCCTAGGAAGGGTCCGCGACGCGGCCGAGCTCCTCGCCGATCCGGTTGATGATCGCCATGGGCAACCGGGCGACGTTCTCCGGCGTGATGTCCGTCAGCCGCACCTGCTCGGCGGCCTCCAGCGCGGCGAGCTGGGCGTCGAGGTCGTCGGCGTCCAGGTTCACGTGCACCGCCTGGCCGGTGCTGCTGGCGTCGTAGACGTGCCACGCGGCGATGATGTTCGCGATGACCTTGTACATGGCCTGTTGCGCGGCCTGCGGGTCGGTGGGCTGGCCGTCTGGCCCGAGGGCAACGTCGTCGGGCGTGATCTCGCCCGGGGGCAGCAAGCGCGGGTTGCGCAGCAGCACCGACACCCGGTCGCCGAGATCGGGGAACTCCAGCAGGATCACACGGTTTGTGTAGCCGGACACGGCAGGACTCTCCTCAGGCACGGGCGTTGAGGGCGTGGGCCCCGGCCGGGTGCGACGCCCTCACACCCACCCGGCCGGGGAGATCAGTACGCGGCGGTCTGGAAGTTGGCCAGGACGGCCTGGACGGCACCGCCGTCGGTGGTGTTGTAGATCCCGGACAGGGAGAAGTCGGCCTGCACGTACGCACTACCGAAGTCTCGCTTGCCCTTGTACCAGCCGGACTTCGACATCGTCAGACTCAGGGACTGCCCGCCGCGAGCGACCGGCTGCTGGAGGCTGGCAGTGGCCGGCGACTGCGTGTAGTTGAGGTACAGGTTCAGGTCGGTCTGGTTCTCGAAAATGCACTTGTATGTGCCGTCGGCCTCGATCGGTCCGGCGAACACCTCGCGCGGGGTCTGCGTGCCGTCGCTGGACGCGATGGCGTCGGTGGCGCGTTTGACGGTCAGGTCGTAGCTCAGACCACGGGTCGAGGAGGCGCCGGCGTTGGTCATGCTCCACGACCAGCCCAGCAGCGGGTCGAACGTGGAGAACGTCTCCGTCTGGGCGGACTGAATGACCGACGGAAACGACGTGTACTTCACCGAGGCGGTCACGGCGCCCTTCGGGTCGATCTTCAACTGGAGGTCCGAGACACGGCAGTACGAGCACGAGACCGTCTGCGTGGTGTCGTACAGGGTCAGGCTGTAGGTCGGCAGTGGTGTGGTGGCCTGCTTGAAGGTGTGCGTCGTCGTGGTCGTCACGGCCGCGGACGAGGCGTGCGCGAGTGAGAGGCCGACGCGGTTCGCACCGGTCTTGCCGAGCACGGTGGTCACGTTCGACGTGTACGGGCCGACGCCGGTGGCGGTGCCGTCGGTCCACGCGTACTCGGTGTTCGCCGCGGTGTCGATACGGATCACGGTGGACGCGGGCAGAGCGACGGAGGTCTGGACGGATGTCGCTCCGGCGGTCGTCGACGCCGAGAGGGTTGTGGCGGTGGCCGGGGTGACGGTGTCGGGGCCGATGATCCCGGTGAGGAAATGGCCGAGAAGGTCGGGGTAGGCAAGGACGTCGAGCTGCCACTCGGCGTGTGCCACGCCCTGGTACATGCCCTGCAAGATCGTGTCGTTGCCCCGGTACGACTCGTCCTTGAGCTCGGTGTACATGTCCTCGTAGTCGCCCTTGGTGAAGGGGATCCCTGCCGTAGGGGCGAGCCAGGTACCGGCGGTGGACTCCTTGGCGAGGCCGAGGGTGGCAAGGCGCGAAATCTGAGTCACGACGCCACCTCCTCAGCAATGGCGGGCTTCTTCTTCGACGCCGGCCTGGGTTCGTCGGCTGGTGGGGAAGGCGGGTCGTCGACGAGCACGAATCCGGCGATGGGGTCCGGCCAATCGACGGTTACGCCGGGCTGGACCGTGGCCGGGATCGCGGGGATGTCCACTGCGGCCTCGTGGGTGCTGCGCTGGAGCGGCACGGGGAACCTCCAGTCATTCAGAGAGAAGACCCCAGCAGGCAGGGGCCGGAGGGCGAGTAGGCAGGCTGAGAAATCCACTCAGATGCGGGCGTGGCCGACGCGGGCTGGGCTGGAAACAGCGTTGTGGTGTTGGTGGCGATGAGATCGATTTGCGGTGTGGAAGCTCCGGCGTTGGACTGAAGGTGAAATCGACAGGCCGCTATGAGTGGAGGCACTCATGGTTGAGGTCATCAAGCTGGCTGGAAAAGGGATCCCAGGGCTGGAGAACGATCCACCGCTCTACCACTTCGACGCGACGCCGGAAGAGATGGCGCGGCTCCTTGCCAATCCCCGCCGGTTCCTTGAGGAAGCGAAACTCCCCACGTCAGCGGCAGAGCGCATATCGCTGTGCAGGTGGACAGAAGCGTATTCACCGGAGCATGGGTGGCAGAAGCGCACCGATGATGGTGGGTCTGATGCCGGGGCGCCCAAGTCATGCTGCTACGTTTCGGGAGACACGGAGATAACGTGCCATATGCATGAACAGTGATCATGTGCGGAAGGCAGGACGTCACAGTGATTAACCAGCACTGCGACGGCTGGGCGGTAGTGGCTCCTATCCAGTAACTTCGAAGTCGTCGGCGAAGTACGTGATCTCGGCGTGGAACTCGCCGATACCGAGTGTCTGCTCCGGGTCGGTGAAGCGCACAGTCACGTACTGGGGGTCCTCGGCGACCGCCCGGAATCTTCCCCCGTGCGACTTGTCACCGGGGAAGCCGTCGATGCGGGCGAGGATCTTGTCGACAGCGGAATCGAAAGCGCGCTGGTCTGCTTCGGCGACGCCCTGTCCGGAGGACAAGGGCCAGACGGCTTTCAGCGCGAACTCGTAGGTCGGAATTCGCCGGATGTTGGCGAAACGCCTGTCGTGGATCTGGCGGCGCAGGACGAACAGGTTGGTGCCGCGCTTGCCGGGCGTGCGGGGCTGGTAGGCCTGCACGTTCCCCCAGGGGCCGCCCGCGCTGACGAGGAGAGCGGGGAGCCCATCGCCGCTGCTGGTCAGCCAGGACACCTCGCGGTCCACGGCATCGGCAGTACTCACAGCTTCCTCTTCCAGTTAGCGAGTGCTTGGCACGGTGGAGTCACTTGTCGGATCTCTGGGGATGAGCTCGACAGCCAGATCCATTCCCGGAGTGATACCCGATTCGGTCAGGAGCCGTTCGTCACGCCCTCGCCCATGAGATCTCGCCCACCCGGTTCCTCCATCGAAGGCGCGTCCGGTCAGGCGGTCCCTCAACACCCACTCGCTCCCATATGTGTACGGCCGGATAAACGGAGTGAGCTGCCTCCAGAGCCAGTTAAGAAGCTCACTGACGGTCGTGGAGTCGTCGACTGGGTAGTTCACCGCTCCTTGCAAATCTCTGTGAACTGCGCTCGTGTCAATTCTTAGCATGCGGCTAGCGATGTCCCTTTGCGCGCTGATGAACGCTTGGTTCACGACATTTGGCACCTCGGCCTCGTTGACCCGTCCGGCCAACGCGGTTGGAAGAACCGACTCCAGGGTCCGCCGCACTACGGATTCAAGGACTTCGGTATCCACGCTTGGGCCCCCGCGGATCCCGTCTCTAAATGTCCCAGGTGAGAGGTGCTCGGGGAAGTCTCCGGGGGCATAGAGCACTTCGGGCTTTTTCCACAGGATCCCGAAGAACGCGCCGGACACGAGGATTGGGAAAGTGACAGAGAATATGGCAAGGAGGCCTTGCACCCACCCCTCGGCTTGAGAAGCGGCGATGACGACGGCGGTCTCCGACAGTCCCACGAACACTGAAATCATCCACAGTGGGTTCATCACTCGTGGTAGCACATGCGTTTGGGTACCTGGCTCATTCGGCACCCTGCCAGGATGACAGCGGGTCGTGCCCTGCGTTCACCGAACCGTTCTATTACTCAGCAGCGCAATATCGTCCACGAGTTGTGCACTGGTCAGCGCCGTGTGTAGGAGGCGAGCATGGCCAGAGCATCTGTCCGGAGGACGTCCGGATCGTGTCCGGACCGCCCGTCCACGGGGTCGAGCTGCCGCACGGCCATGCTCGCCGCCATGTACTGGCACGCCTGTACCAGGTCCGCGGGCACAGTCGCGTACCCGCCGGAGTAGGTGACCTGGATCGTGGTGCCCGGCGGGACGAAGGTGCCGAGCTGGAACCGGACATGTCCGGAGTCGGGCTCATACTGGATCGTGTTGGTCGTGACTGTCTGGGCGCCGGAGTACGAGCGGTACAGCGCGATCGCGGCGATGCTGCCCGTCCACAGTTCCGGGTAGCGGGGCGGGTGCTCGCGGACCCAGAAGTGCCGGGTCAGCAGTGTGCTGCCGAGGGACTGCGCGCGGGAGAAACTGAGCTGCGATGTCGGGTCGAGGGGAACGTAGGCGTCCATGGCGTCCTCGATGTCCATCGCGTCCGCCCGCTGCGTCTCCACCACGCCAGTGAAAGGAGCAAGGCGGCGGTCACAGGCGGATTCGCACGCCCGCGTGGCTTGCAGCATCAGGTCCGACTGGGCCTGAGCCGAGTAACCCGACACGAGGTTCGCGAACGGCCCGGACGTGAACTGAGCCACGGTGGCCAGCGGAGTTGGGGAGTCAGCAGACATCCACACCCACCCCCTTTCACCACAGCCGGACTACTCGACGATCTCGGACTCGGTCGCGGTGGACTTGCGTGAGCCGCGACGCTTCACCGGCGCCTCCGTCACGCCCGCGTCGGCGGGCACCTCGTCCTTCGCGGCTGGCGGCGGGACCTCCTCGAACCCGGCGCCGGGGATCTGCATCAGGTCCAGGCCCAGATCATCCGGGACCTTGACCGCATCCTCGAGGGTCTTCCACTCATAGCCGCCCGGCGCGCTGCCTGGGAGCAGGCGGGTCTTACGGAGCCACATCGGGGTCCTCTCCTTGCTTCTTCACGGACTTCAGCAGCTTCTTGAGGAGCTTCTTCTCCGTCTTGTCGAGCTGCTTGGGGTCCTGGACGGCCTCCCAGCGGCGGAAGAAGTCCTCTTCGAAGGACAGGTGCCGTGGGCACACCATGTAGCCCTTGACGATCGTCTGCGCCGGGACCTGGGCGCCGTGGAAGAGGTCCACGACGCACCAGCCGGGCGGGGGCGGCATGTCCGCCACGGGAGACCTCCAGGGTGGTGAAGGGCCAGCGCGGGGCTGGTCCCTTTGGATTGCTCATTGGAGGATGGACTACAGGGTCGCCGAGAGCCGACTCAAACGCCCCACGTACTTGCTGCCTCGGCAGGCGAGCGTGGTGTCCGTCAGGACGGCGAACGGCAGGGTGTCGGGTGCGGTGACCGTGGGCGCGAGCGGCAGGATCTGCATGTCGCGTGTGAACGGGCGGACGAGGAAGTTCTCGTCGCGCGGGATCAGGTAGACGTCCTCCTGTGCATTGGCGCCGCCGCGGGGGAACGCGCCGGTGTTGGTGCCTTGATAGGCGGCCGGGCCGGTGTTGGCGGAGGAGTTGGTGAGCAGGTTCGCGCCGGTGTCGACGATGCTGGTGACCGCCGCGCCGGTGGTGTCGAACGCGTCCACAGTGCCGAGCAGGGACTCGGTGCCGGTCGCGGTGGACCGGTAGACCTTGTACAGGATCGGCGAGGCGCCGTCCGGCAGGTTCGTCGGCGTCGAGAACGACAGGGTCACCGTCGACGTCGTACCTGTGGTGACCTGGGAGACCTCGGCCGCCGCGGAGATCTCGCCGAAGCGGGCCACGACCGCGCTGACGCGGTAGTAGTAGGTCGCCGCCGCCAGTGAGCCGCCGGTGGTGGAGGTCGCGGTGGAGACCGTGCTCATGGTGTTGCTACGCGGGCTCAGGAACGAGCTCTTCAGGATCGGGATGTCGCGGTACGTCGGGACGTTGAGGCCCGCGCCGATCTGCGTGGTCGGGGCGGCGAAACGCTGCTGCGCGACCAGGGACTGCGACACCGCGGAGGCCATGCGCGGCGACATGACGAACATGTAGTTCGAGCCGATCGGCATGGCGGCGTTGGTCTCGACGAGGTCGATGAGCTGGTCGAGGTAGTGCAGCGCGAAGCTGTTGTTGATGTCGAGCGCGTTCACGTAGTTGCTGGAGCCGGTGCCCGCGGTCCAGTTGGAGACGAGATAGTCCAGGCCCGAGCAGATCGGGTACTGGCCATTGGCAGTCGCGCCGTCGTTGCCCCAGATGAACGAGTTCTCCAGGGTCCACAGCATCGAGGTGACGGTGCCGTCGAGTTCGAGTTGCCGCAGGTCTCCGACGATATCGCGGGTGACGGTCTGGGCGAACCCGGTCACCGAGCCGACGGCCTGGAACAGGCGGATATTGAAGACGGCCTGCTCGTAGGTCGAGTTGCCGATCGGGCGGGCGCCGCCGTCGACGACACCGCCGGAGTCCGGCCGGTTCACGCGCCGGTTGAAGAAGTACTGCGTCGAGTTCCAGGGCCGGGACGGGATGGCCGCGAGCAGTGGCGCGTACCGGCGCTGGTACTCCAGCAGCAGCGGACTGATCGCCTTGGGGATAAGGGGAGATACTGCGCCGGCGGTGGTGATGGCCTCTTCCAGCTCGGTGGGCATGGAAGCGCCTCCTTTTCATGCGAAAGCCCCACGCGGCCAGTGGCTGAGCGGGGCTGAGACGGGCGGAAATGTGAAAGCCTCGAGCGGTGGCGGGGCGTTCAGGAGGGCTGCCTGCCTATGGGGCGGGCTGGGGCGTGCGGCCGAAGGCACCGAGGAGGAGTTCGGCGCGGTTGGCGTAGAGGTCTTCGGGGCTGGTGTCGTCGGGGCCGGTCCGGTCGTTTTCGTGGACGCGGTATCCCTGGCGGGGCGGGAGGCCGTGCTCCTTCAGGAGTGTCTCGCGGAGCTCGTCGCGCTGCTGGGCGAGGGCCTCGGTGAGCTTGGCGTCGAAGGTGGCCTGCAACTCGGCGACGGTTTCCTTGATGGCCTTCTTGCTGCTCTTCTCCTTGACGGGCTTGGCCTTGGGGCTCTCCGCGGCTTTGCCCTTCAGCTGCTCGGGGGCATTCTCGCCGGCGGCCGCGAGGACGGGCGCGAGGTGCTCCTTCAAGGAGGTGCCGAAGATCGCGCCTAGGGCGGCGATGTCGGCGTCGGTGAGGGACCGGGCGGGGGCCGCCTCGGTCTGCTGGGTTTCGGTGGCGGGCTCGCCCATGGCGGCCTCCTCCTTGGTGTGGGTGGTGGCCGCGCCCTCAACAGGCGGGGCGGACTGGGTGAGGGCGTCCGCTGCTGGCTGGTGCGCAGCGGCTGCGGTGGTCGCTTCGATGGCGGCAAGGGCGGATTCACCGGCGCCATTGTCGTCGTCGGTGTCGGCGTGCGGTGCTCCGGGGACGTCGATGTCGGCGTCCATGTCCGGGTCCATGGCCTGGAGCGCGTCGACGGCCGCCGTCATGGCGGCTTGGGTGATGGCGCGGAGCTCGGCGGGGTCGATGCCGCAGGCCCGCATCGTGATGTTCAGCGGCCCGTTGTAGGCGTCGATACAGAACCCGGCGCCCCCCTCGGGGCCGTCGGGGAAGTACTCGCGGATCTCCCCGAGCCGGGTCGCGGTTTCCTTCATGGAGCCGTCCTTGTTCCAGGTGTCGGGGATCATCGCGGCCAGGCCGAGGGCGTTCGCCCGCTGGACGATATGGCGCCGGATCGCGTCGTGATCGGCGCCTCCGCGGCCCACGGCCCGGATCGCGCGGCGCAGGTCGGCCCGGGACTTGATGGGGTACGAGCCGTCGGCCATGGCCTGGCCCCGGCCGGCCATGCTCCGCCGCTGCTTCGCCGAGTACGCCTCACCGGCCCGGTACTCGCCGAGCGGTTCGACGCTGGCCTGCACGGACTCACTGATCGGGACGCGCCCCGCCGACTCCGCGGCCGGTGCCTCGTCCGGCGTGTAGGAGGCGGCGGCCACTGTCGCCCCGGTCACCCCCGGCGTGGCGGTGAAATCGACGGCGTCGATCTCCAGGTCTTCGGCGGTCGTGACCGTCTCACCCTCGTACTGCACGCGCTTGAGCGGGCCGAGCCAGTAGCCGTGGATGCTCACGGAGCGGAGGGCGGGCTGCTTGCCGGTGATCAGGGCGGCGATGTCCCGGCCGGGCGCGGTGTCGTACAGGTCCGCCCGGTACCGCGCGGACCCGTCCCTCTCCACCGTGACGGAGGTGAGCCGGCCGACGATGAGCCGGGAGTCGTCGCCCGCGTCGTGGTGGGTGCGCATGACGATCGGGAGGCCGTCGGGGTCGGCGATGCGCTCCTGCATCCGCCGCGCCGCCTTCGCGATCAACTCGCGGCTGTACAGGCGGCCGTTGCGGCTGACTCCGGGGGTGAGCATCGTGCCGGACACTGTCGCGATCCGCTGCGTCATCCCCCACCTCCCCGCCGGACGGTCGCCATCGTCGTCGGCCCTGGCGCGCGCCGCGTTCCGGCGACCAGCCGCAGGATCGCGGCACGAACCCGCGGGTCGGACTCGACGGCCTGGACCAGCTCCTCGACGAACACGGCCCGCGCTGCGGCCTCCTCGACGTCCCGGCGGTTCACGGAGCCCCGGGGCGCGACTTTGCGTTTCGGAGGGATCTCATACACGGACTCACCTGCCTTGCACGGAGAGCTGGAACGTGAGTGTGGTGAACGTGCCGGTGAGGGTCCAGGTGAGGCGGTAGGAGCCGCCGGAGACCAGCATGGCCCCGGTGGCCATGCCCTGCCCGACGGAGAAAGCCGCAGTGCCCGTCGCGGTGATCGCGGCCGTCGAGGCGAGGGTCTGCCAGACGCCGTTGGCGTCCTGCTGCTGGAGGCCCACCACCAGGTTGGTACCGCCCACGAAACCGGTGACGTTCACGCCGACGATTGCCGCCGCGACGTTGTTCGTCCACGTCTGCGCCGCTGTGGCCCCGTTGGCTGTGCGGGACTGCGCGGCCTCCGTGTACAAGGTGGCCGGCGGCTGGACGACGGTGAAGACCGTCGGGCTGTTGGACACGGACACCGCGCTCGGGGTGCCCGCCGCCCCGATCACGTTGCCCTGGGCGTCCACGGGCGTGAACACCGGGTTCGTCGGCATAGTGCCTCCAGATCAGGCAGGAGCGAGAACGCATCGACAACGGGGATGCTGCGGCAGACGCGGCGAGGCCAGCAAGTTGTACGGGCCACCGGCCTCCGCCGACGCGCAGCGCTCGCACACCCGCCCGTCGCCAGCGGTCAGCCACAGCACCGACCCGGCGCCCGCGCCGAGGTAGGCGGACAGCAGCCCGGCACCGTAGGCGGCGGAGACCGCGACATCGGCCGCCAGGGCCATGTCGAGACCCGCGTCGAGCACCTCCTCGGCATCACGCTGCGGGTCATCTGCGCTGTCGGCCATCGCCCGGCCGGACCGCCATGCGGTGGCCCCGAGGGCGGCGGCGAGGGTCGCGGCCGCGGTGGCGTCGGCCGTGTCGTCGGACATCTCCGGCGCGCCGAGGACCAGCTGACCGGGGAGAGGCCCGTCATCGTCGACGTGACTGCCCCCGGTCAACCGGTGGCCCGCTGCCCACCCGGCACGATGGGCGCGCCGCGCGGCGAGGACGAGCGCACCGCGGGTGCGACGCCACGGCCGGGCCGTGAGGACGGCCAGCGCCGCACCGGCCGCACTCTGCTGTCGGTGCACGTCCTGCGGCTCGGCGGCTTCTCCCACAGCCGCTCGCCACGCGGTGACCGCCGATGCGAGGTCGAGTCGGCGGACGTCGGCCCGCCAAGCGGCCATCACGACAGCCTCGGCCGTGGCGTGCAGGGCGAGGCGGCGGGCGTACACCGGCCTCCAGGCGCCCATGAGGGACCGGAGCTGAAGGGTTGCGTCCCGCACAGCCACCCCCTCATGCTCATGGATCCGGCTCAGCCGATGCGCTTGGCGATCAGCGGCAGCACATCCTGCGCCCGTGTCGGATGTCCGTGCTCCATCGGCTCACCAACTCCCTCTCAGAAGCCGTTGTCCTGTCGGTCACGAGGGCGATCTGATCGACAGGACAACGGCTTCTTACATCACATGAGTGGTTTGTTGACTTGGCTGTTGACCTGGTTATTGGGCGGTGTTGGCCCTGGGCAGAAGTCTTCAGGCCGGTACGTCCACTGATGTTCCCGGCTTCCTGGCCCAGTATGAGAAAGGCCGATGCCGTGGCCTGCGAGCCTGCCCGCCCATCCCGAAACCGCCTGCGCGCTGCTCTGACCGCACTGGCACTGCTCGGGGGCATGGTGGTCCCCGCCACGCTGACGACTTCGGCAGCCGCCGACGAGACCTGCAAGAGCAGCTATGCCAAACCGGGACGTTTCTTCTGCCGGGTTCCCCGGAACAACAGCCAGGTGGTGTTCACCATCAGAGGCGCGGGTGGTGGCGGAGGAGGAGGCGGGGGCAGCGCAGACGGTACCGCGGCAGGTGGCGGGGGCGGTGGTGGCTCAACCATCCAGTGCACCGTCACCGGCCTCGCCGGACACCGGCTCCTGATGGAGGTCGCGGCCGGTGGTTCAGGCGGGCGACGACCCGAGGGCGGCAAGGGGGGCACCGCGGGCAGCCATGCCGGCGGAAACGGCCACAACGGCCTGTTGTTCGGCACCGACAGGCACAGTGGTGGAGGAGGCGGTGGCGGCGGTGCGAGTTCCATCGAAGTCAGCTCCCTCCTGTACGTCGACGCCGGTGGCGGCGGAGGAGGAGCAGGCGGTCAATCCGGTTTCTACGGCCCTGGGTTTTTCATCCCTACCTTCATCCCAAGAAGCGGCGGGGCCGGAGGCGGTGGCGGCGGAATCGGCCGCGGCGGCAACGGCAAACCCCCGCAGACCGGCCAGCCGGTTCCCTCAAACGGTGGCGACGGCTCGCCCAACGGTGGCGACGGGGGAGCATCGGTCACGGGCACACGGGGCACGCCCTCCACAGGCGGCGGGCGTGGAGCCCCCTCAGGAACATGCAGGAGCGACTTCATGAAGGTGACCGTCGACTCCGTTACAGCAGGCGCCAACGGCGGTAACGGCGAAAAGGACAGCAACGTCGTCGGTACGGGCGGCGCGGGCGGTGCGGGGGCTGGAAGCGGCGGCGCCGGCGGCCAGCGCGGCAGCACCAAGGGCGGCGGCAAGGGCGGCAACGGCAGCATCGCCATCACCATGAGCTGATCTCCGTCCACCGCCGCTGGACGGATCGCGGCCCCCCAACGCGCCGCTGCAAACGCCCAGGCCCCCTTCAGCTCAGGGCGTCAGAAGCCGTTGTCCTGTCGATCAGATTGCCCTCGTGATCGATGGGATAACGGTTTCTCAGTGAGGGGGACGAGCAGCTCATCGGGGCCCGGCAGGCCGTGCTTGGCCATGTAGGCCGCGAGCTCGTCGAAGGACGTGAACGGACCGACCGCGCGCCCCGCCCGGTAGCGGTACCAGCGGGCACGGAACCCGGAAAGGCCATCCGCCCGGAGTTCGCCGTCATGGCCCCGGACGCCGGAGTTCGGGGCGGCGTCAGAGGCGAGCGAGGGCCTCGGCGAGGCAGCGCTGGTAGAGCTCATCCCACACCTCCTGCGGTGGCTCGCCCTGGACCGCGTCACCGGCGAGCCCCGGCTGGTCCTCCGGGTCCTGCGGCCCGTGACCGGTGGCCGGTGGCGCGAGTGCATCCGGGTCCTGCGTCGCATCGTCCGGCCCTGCCGTAGTGCTGCCGAGGTTCTTGACGATGAAGCTCTTCGCCAAATCCTGCATGTTGGCCCAGTCGGCGATGAACGTGCGTTCCATGAAGATCGGGTCATCACCGCCCTCGACCGGCGGTTCGCCGATCTCGGCTCGCCACCGGTTGAGGGTGTAGGCGCCGGCGCGCAGCCGCATCTCGCGGATCTCCTCGACGATCTTTGAGTCCCGGTAGTCGATTTCCGTGAACTCCAGGTGCCAGTCCTCGATCCCGAACCCCTGTTGCAAGAGGTGGAAGTTCAGCTTTTCCAGGATCAGGTTGGCGACGGGGATGATGGTGTTCACGCGGAAGGTCTTGTCCTGGGCTTCGCCCGTTCCGCCACCGAGGTTGCCGCTTTCGATAATGCCGAGCTTCGCTGGCGGAACTCCGAAAGCGGCGATGATCTGGTCCCGGAGTTGGCGGTCCGCGCTGAGGTAGTCATCGACCTTCCGCTGGTCGAGTACCTGGACTGTGCCGCCACCGGTCGTCAGCAGCGGCTCGCCCACCGCCTTGGGGCCCAAGTTGTAGACCCGGTACTGCTCGCGCCATCGCTGCACGTCGGTGTCCTGGAAATGCTGGAGATCCACATGAACGCGCGGCGGGTCACCCCTGCGAAAGCATTCCTTGATCGTCGCCATGGTGAACAACCACGCGGTCACCGGCAACAGCGCCTTCTGTGCCGGGCTGACGCCGTACAGGCCGCCGCGCGGGGCGTCGAGGGAGATGTGGATGACCTGCTCGGGCCCGAAGGCGGCGCGGCGGACGCCGTCGACGTCCTGGACGTAGCCGGACACTTCCCCGTGCTGGTCGGCCACGACGGTCATCGTGGTGGCGTCCAGGGTGTACAGCGCGACGGGTTCCCCCAGCAGGGATACGACCTCCAGGTAGGCGTCCCCGAAGAGGAGGAGGTCGGTGGCTGCGTTCCGCAGGATCTGGACCAAGTCCTCGCGTGGGTTGCAGAACCGCATCAGCCGACGCAGCCGCACGACTTCCGCGGTCTCGGGAGCAGGGGCGTTCCCGCCGTCGTCTTCCGGCACGGCCTGGAGCCCACCGGCGGTGACCGTGCGTGCGATCAGGTCGACACAGGCCGAGACCCAGTTGCAGGACATGTACGCTTGGTGGAGCTGAGCGAGGACCTGCTGCCGTTCGCTCGTTGCCGAGGTAAGCGACGATGTGTTCTGGATGTTCAGCGGCAGCCCGTACTCGTAGCCGGTGCGCCGTACCTGCGCTGGAGTGGGGGCGTCCAGGGATTCGACGACCGCGGCTTCAGCGGTCTGCGGTGCGGGCCACAGGTGGTGGTCGCGGAGCCAGGTCAGAGCGCCCACGGATCACCCCCGGTCAGGATGGGGAAGCCACCGACCGACTGCGGTGGGGCGACGGGTACGGGACCGGCAGCGCTGGGGTTGACCGTGCGCGCGGATGGCTCGGGCTCGGGGAAGTGGAACGCCGGTCCGCCGCCGAGGTTGGTGAGGAGGTAGCGCAGGGCGTCGGCTGCGTGATCGTCGGCGTTGGTGTCCGCGTCCTCCGGGTCGCCCTTGGTGGCGTGCGGCAGGGTGGTGAGTTCCCGGTACAGGTCCGTGACGGTGCTGAAAATATGCAGGCGGGGGCAGGTCTCCCATCCCCGGGCCCGGTGATGCGGGCACGCGGGCGCCTCGGCAAGGTACGAACGGACGCGCTGCCAGCCCGTGACCCGCGACCCCGGCCCCTTCCCCGCTGGCGAGAGGTGAACCCCCTCGGCGGCGTAGATGTCGGAGATCGGCCGGGCGTCGCCGCGCACAGCCCACATGGCGTCGTCGGCGTACCGGGCGGCCACGCGCTCGCCGTCGGATTCGGCGGCGCGGATCTGGCGGGCCTGCTCGGCTTCGCCGACACCCGGACGGTAGATCTCCCGGTACACCCACACCCGGCCGTCCTCGTCGACGGCGGCCCACAGCACGGCCCAGGGCTTGCTGAACCCCCAGTCGATGCCGTTGTACCGGCGCCACGAGCCGGGCAGCGTGATCGGCTCCACGACGTGCCGGTCTCGTTTGACCTCAGGGAACATCTGCCCCGCGAACACATCCCAGTCGCCGTCGAGGAACGCGGCGCGCAGCTTCTCCGGCAGGGCCTTGAGGTCGGCGGAGTACTCGGGGTTGACATGGGGGTTGTCGGCGAGCCGGGAGGGGATGAACCGCACGGTGCGGCCACGCTCGTCCACGACGACCTTCCCGCCGTACTCCGTGGGCTGGATGTAGCGAGACTTGGCCGCACCGTGCCCCGGCCCGCCGGGGTTGGTGCCGGACCGGATCCCGATGACCGGGACGTCCGCACGGCCGGAACGCAGCCGCGATTCGAGGAAGGCGCACACGTCCGGGTTGGTCAATGTGCGCTCGTCGAACGTCAGCTTCTGATACTGGCCACCCTGGCGCCGGGACGCGTCCTTGACCGACTCCGCGTACCGGAACATCAGCAGCGACCCGTTGGGGAACCGCAGCTCGTACTCGGTGCCGTTCCACGAGGCCCCCAGCGCTGCCGCGTACCCGGCCTGGGCCAGCTCGGCGAGCAGCGACTCCTTCAGCTCCCCGTACGTCCGCCGGAACGCGCCGATGCGGATACCGGGATGACGCACGCAGTCCCGCAGGTCGTCCATCAGCAGGGCTCGGGTCTTACCCCCGCCGGCCGCGCCCCCGTACAGCACGTCGAACTCCGAGGACTCGTGGAATTCCCGCTGCTTGGGGGTGGGGACGTAGCCCAGGAGGCCGAAGACGTCGATGTTACGAAGCTGTTCGGCCTGCCGATGGCTCAGCTCACCCCGCAGGTTTTTGAGCTGCTGGAGTCTCTCCAGCTTCAGCGCCAGCAGTGGCGAGTTGGCCGGTGAGGAGGCGGATCTGCTCGTCGATGGCATCGATGCTCAGCACCTCCATCCGTGCAGGGGCGTCCAGCCCGAGGAGCCGGGACCGCCGGTCGATGATACGGACCACGGTCTCGATTGCCCGCAGGTCTCCCTGAAGCGCGAGAGCCCATGCGGCGGCCTGGAGGCGGTCCAGCCGCTGCGCTTCCACACTCCGGAGCACTTCGGCCTGAGCAGCCTGCTCGGCGTGCCGGACCTCTAGCGCGCGGATCAGGTCCTTGGTGGCGGCGCCACGGCTCGCGTAGCCCAGCCGGTCCGCGATCGTGTCGAAGTCCAGGCCGGCCAGGCGGAGAGCGATGGCTTGTGCCCGGCGCTCGGCGGTTGCGGCCTGCTGGGCTTTCGAAGCGGGCATGGCCACCTCCCTGTCGTGCTGCCGTCCCCGGGTCATGGCATGGTGTTGATGAGTGCGTGGAGGTCGGCCCGGATGTGGCGGTCGCTGCGGAGGACGCCGGTGTAAGAGGCGGTCACCATGGCGGCGCCGGGCTTGTGTGCGCCGCGGTGAGCGAGGCATCCGTGGACGGATCGGATCAGGCAGGCGGAGCCGAGGGCGTCCAGGTGGGTGTCGAGGGCGGCGGTGACCTGCTGGGTGAGGTTCTCCTGGGTCTGAAGACGCCGGGCGTAGATGTCGAGGACGCGCGGCAGCTTCGACAGGCCGACGACGGGGGCGCCGGGGGTGGGGAGGTAGGCGATGGTGGCTGTTCCGGAGAACGGGAGGAGGTGGTGGCCGCACAGGCTGGTGAACGGCACGCCGGTCACGATGATCGGTTGGCCAGAGTGCTCGACGGGGAAAGTTCGGGCCAGGTGCTCGGCGGGGTCCTGGTCGTACCCGGCGGTGAACTCGGCGAGGGCCGCCACAACGCGCCGCGGGGTATCGGCGAGTTCGGCGCTGTGCGGGTCCAGACCGCGGGCTGAGAGCCATGCGGTGATGCTGGCGGCCAGAGCCTCCTCGGCGTCGACCGCGGTCACGAAGGGGGTATCGGTCACGGCGGTCATCGCTCCCGTTCTTCTCCCCAGACGTGGACGTGCAGGCGGGTGGTCAAGTTGAACTGGGCATCGATCGCGGCGTCCGCGATGGCAGTCAGGTGCGCGGTTATACGTGCGGAGTTGGTGCCTTCGGGCATGACCCAGACCGCTGACGGCGGCACGCCCCATGCGGCCGTGTACCGGGCAACTGCGGTCACGTCGCCAGGGGTTCGGCACACGAACTTGAACGCGGCTTTTCCCGTGGCGTGCAGGGCGGAAAGGGCGGCGGGACGAATGCGACGGCGCTCCGGGTCGCCAGCGTGTTGAAGCTTGGGGGAGACATTGAACCGTGTCACGGTCTGCGCGGTGCGCGGTGAGGGTGGAACCGTGCCGTTGGTTTCGATCTCGATGTCGACACCGGCTCGGGCGAGGTGCTCGAGGAGCGCGTCCCAGCCGGGTTGACGTTGGTGGAGCAGTGGCTCGCCCCCGGTGATCACCACCAGGTTCGGGGCGCCGGACAGTGCTCTTCGGGCGATGTCCAAGGCGGGCACACGTCGCAGTTCGGCCCGCAGGTCGTGGCGGGTGCCATCCCAGGTGTAGGGGGTGTCGCACCAGGAACAGGTGAGGTTGCAGCCGGCCGTGCGGATGAACCCCGCGCGTTGCCCGAGCGATGGTCCTTCCCCTTGCACGGTGGGGCCGAAGACCTCGGCGACGACCAGCGAGGGTTCGCTAATCACGCGGCAGTCCACGACGCAGCGTTGACATGGGTCTCGTGGACCTCAACGCCGGTGACCCGTGCGCCCGGAGCACGGGGAAGCGCCGCGAGCACCTGGTCAGCGACACCGGCCAGCAGCGCCGCGACGTGCTCCACCGTGGGCCAGCCGGGAACCTCGTACACCTTGCAGTCGTGGGCCCGCAGCACCTCCACGAGCGGATCGTCCGGCCCGAGCATCACCCCGTGATCGAGGTGTTCGTCGATCCACGCCCGCAGGGCCTGCTTGAACGGGCCGAACTCCACCACCATGCCGGCGCGCGGCTCGGGCGCGGAGACGGTGACCTGCACCCACCACGAATGCCCGTGGAGTGAGACGCACTTGCCGGGCAGATGGGGCAAGCGGTGTGCGGTTTCGAAATTGTGGCGAACGGTGACACCCTGGCTCCGGCTCACCGCTCGACCTCCTCGTACTCGGTGGGGTCGTCCAGACCCGCTTCGGCGAAGGCCTCGCGACGTTCGGTGCACGTGCCGCAGGTCCCGCAGTGCCTCGCCCCACCTCGGTAGCAGGACCAGGACAGGTGCAGTGGCGCGCCGAGGGTGTCGGCCAGCGTGGCGATCTCGCTCTTCGACCGGTGGACGAACGGGGCCTCCACCCGGGGGGTGTGGAGGCCGTCCAGGGCACAGGCGACGCAGGAGCGCAGCGCGTCGACGAACTCGGGTCGGCAGTCGGGGTAGACCGCGTGGTCCCCGGCGTGGATGCCGAGGGCGACGACGGCGGCTTGCCGGGCGGAGGCGATGCCGACGGCGACGTTCGCCATGATCGCGTTGCGGTTTGGCACGACCGTGACCCGCATGGACTCCTCGGCGTAGTGCCCGTCCGGGACGTCGACGCTGGGGTCGGTCAGGGCTGAACCGGGCATCAGCCGGCCGACCGCAGCGAGGTCGACGACGTGGTGCTCGGCGCCGAAGTGGACGGCGACGGCGCGGGCGGACTCCAGCTCGCGGGCGTGCCGCTGCCCGTAGTCGAAGGACAGCAGGAGAAGCGCGTAGCCCTCGGCGTCGTACTGCGCGGCGAGGGTCGTGGAGTCCATCCCGCCGGAGAAGGCCAGGACGGCGAGCGGGCGCGTCATCACACTCCCTGGCTGGCGGTGGCGGTGGCGGTGGCGGTGGCGGTGGCGGTGGCGGACAGGACGAGGCCGCCGCGGATCTGCTGGCGCAGTTCCACCGTGACAGGCACCCCGAGGACGGCCGTGAGGTCGTCAGCGAGGGTCGCGGCGAGGGTCTCGCAGTAGGCGCCCTTGTCCCGGAAGCCCCACAGGTAGTGCTTGAGGGCCTTGGACTCCAGCGACCGGCCGTTGGGCTGGTAGCTGATCGTGGCGTCGTAGATGTCCGGCTGTCCGGTCACCGGGCACAGGGCGCTCAGCTCGGTGGTGCGGTAGGTCACGCGGCCGACGTTCGGGGGAACGGGCACGGTGTCGAGGTCATCCGCGCTGATTGCGTGGCCGACGCTCTGGCCGAGGTAGCGGGGGGCGTTCATGCGGCGTCCTGCTCGTCGTCGGGGTCCTCCGCACGGGAGAGGCCAGAGGTGGGCGCTGTGCCGTCGCCGACCACGGGCGTCAGCTTCGCGGCGAAAAGGTCGTTGAGCTCGGTCCGGATGCTCGCCAGCGACAGAATCGCGGCGGCCTGCCAGGTCCGCGGCATCTTGCTCGACAGGCCGGACAGGCGCCCGCGCGTGCCATCGGGATACGTGAAATCACCGAACTCGGAGACCCTCAGCAGGTGGTTGTTGTCGAACGAGACGACGTCGTCGCCCATGAGAGCGAGGTACTGGCGCTGCTTGGTCCAGGAGCCGCCGAGAAGGTGAATGCGGCGGCCTCGCAGCATTTCGATCGGCATGGGAGTCCCGCCGTATGAGGTGGGGACGGAGAAGCCGATGACGTACCGCTCGGGGATCTTGTCGAGGCAGTCGTACTTGGGGATGACGATGACATGGTCCGCGTGCTCGGCGACCTCCTCCGCCATCTCCAAAATCCGGGGCAGCGGCAGGAACTCGATGCCGGCGTCCTCGCACTGCTGCTTGGTCATCGCATCACGGACGGTCGCGTACTTCGGCCTCGTCTCGGCCACAGCAGCCACGTGCGCGGCGTGGTCGTAGTCGTGCCATTCGTTGTCCATGAAGCCCAGCCGCACGCCGGGCAAACGCTGCGCCAGATCGCGGGCTGACGTGAGGGATGTGGAGATGATGCCGGGAAGGAAACCCATCTCGTAGGCCGCGAGGGAGATGGAGGACAGGCGGCCCATGGAGAAGATCGCGTCGATGGGGATGTCACGGTGGAGGGTCCGGCCGGATGGCGCCGGTCCGTCGGCTTGCGCGGCGTCTGACTCCGTCGTCTCGCCGACCAGGTCCGCCTTCATCTCCGCGGCCTGCCCCTCTGCCCATGTCGGTCCGGCGAGCGTGGCGAGGAGCGAGTCCAGGTCGTGGTCGCTGTAGCCGGAGCCGTCGAATTCCCCGTGGAGACCCGCCAGGATCTCCGCGAGCGCACCGTCGTCATAGGTGCCGAGGTCACCGGTCCGGTTGTCGGCCAGGTTTATCCGCCGGGCCGTCGCGTCATCGCACTCGACGATCTCGCACCGCGCGTCGGAAAAGCCTTCTGCGGCAAGGGCCATCTTCGTGTGGTTGCCGGCCAGGACTATCAGCGGCCCGTGGCGTACTTCGCGCACCACGAGCGACCTGTACTGCCCGTTCTTGCGCAGCGAGACACGTATGGACTCGACGTCGCCCCGCTTGGCATTCCCGGGGAACGGCATCAGCTGATCGAGAGGTATGCGGGCCGTACGCAGATAGCGGGCACCTGCGAGGCCCTCGTCTATCCGGGGCTCATCAGCTCCACGTCTACCCATCACTCAACCTTCCTGGTCAGGACCAGCCGGGCGGCAGCACGACGCCGACGTCTGAGACAGCCGGATCCGGATCGGGCGGTGATACGGGTTCCGGCTCGCAGTCGCAGCCCGGCAGGTCGTTCGCGGACGGCGCGGTGCACGTGGCGCGATGGACGCGCGCCGCAGAGTCCAGGGTGATGGCGTGCTCGACACAGGCGAAAACCGTGATCGTGCAGGTCTCGGGCTGGGGCATCGGCCCGAAGGCCGGCTCGGGCATCTGCGGATCGGCGAGCTGGACCGCTCGGGCCCGGCGGTCACGTTCCCAGGCCAGATGACTGGCGAACTCCTTGTCGGCCAGGCGGCGCTGCCAGCTCACGACCGCCCGCTGCCCGCACAGCCGACACGTCGGACCGGACGAGAACGAAGGCACTGCTACCGGCTGAGGGGCAGTAGTCATGAGGGCGCCTCCTGTCTGTGCGGGGGGGCGATCACGGTGTTGATGCCGGACCTGGCCGGAAAGGGCATCGTGAACCTCCTCACGCGCCCGCGTGATCAGGCGGCGTAGGTTCGTCGCGCCCGCTCGCGGGTGGCCCGCTCGGCCCTTACGACGTCGATCGCGCGGTACTTCGGCGTCCGGCCCCCAGGATTCGCCCGGGAGAGATGGCCACGGTGGGCCCAGATGCGAATGACCCCCGGGGATACGCCAGCGGCCTCGGCAGCTTCGGCGGTGGTCCACAGGGTGGTCTGGAGGGTGCCGTCGAAGTCCAACTGCCGCTCCTCCCCGTGCGCGTTCATGCAAAACCCCGGGTGGATACCCGGGGTGGAGGCATGAGGGTGCCTGACGATCAGGTTACGCGTAACGCGTCGCAGGTCAAGCCGCCACCGGCCGCGCGTGCTCGGTCGTCATCCGCTGCGTGTGCGCCTGATACTCCGCTGGTGTGAGCAGGAGGCCACATTCGACGTTCCGGCATTCGTAGTAGTCCGAGCCGTCCGGCCGGTAGAGCGACAGCAAATTGCAGCGGGCACAGGGAACTTGTGGGTGGTCCAGTCGGACGTCGCGCCGGGTGAACCGCATTGCCGTCGTGTGCCAGCTGTGAATCTGGGCGGCGGGGTTTGCCGAGAGCCGGTCGTGTGGTTCGTTCGCCATGGGGTGCTCGGTCAAGGCCCACTCGAGGTGAGCGGTGACGAACTGCACGGCCCGGCAGGCTTTCTGGCCTTCTGCGCTGGCGGTGTTGCGGGGGCGGAGGTGGCGGAGTTCGCGAAGGTCATCTTCGAGGTCGAGCAGGCCGCCGACGATGTGATCGGTCAGCATGCGGGACGCCTCCCCGGGCCACCGGTGGCTGGGGGTGCGGCCGACGGTGCCGGTCGTCTTCGGGCGGCTGCCGTGCCGTGCTTCGAGGGCGACGACGACGAGGAGTTCGGGAAGTTCTGCGAGTTGCGCCTGCGCACGGTCGGTGCACCGGCCGCAGTGGACCGGGTGGCCCCATACGGGTGACAGGTCGTGGGGCAGGCCTGCGGCTTCGGCGCGGCGCCAGGCGTGGTTGTGGTGACCGGGGCACGGGGTGAGGACGGGCACGAGGGGCCTCCCGGAGCGCATGAGGGCGATGACGCCCATTGTGCAGCCCTCGGGAGACGATGCCCGTTGTCACGGATGTGGGGCCCTGGCGCGTGGTTTCACAACCGGCAGGGCGGCGAGGAGAGTGCCAGCGCGCGCTGCGACGTCAGCCTGGCTGTACTGTGCTGTGATCTCCAGGGCGCGGCGGGCGAGGGGCTCGCGGCGAGCGCCGGCGGCCAGCGCGGTGTGCTCGCGCCACCGGTCGTATCGCTGGTCGTACGGCACTACGTTCAATGGTTGCTGTTGCCAGTAGCGGACGAGCGGATCGTCCCCCAGGGTCGGCCAATGGGCGTAGACGGCATCCCAGCCGTACGTCTCGTCGCGGAGTTCGAGGCAGGTCTCGTTGATGGGCTCCTGGACGGGTTGGTAGCGGGCGTCGATGGACAGGCGGAGGCCGGGGCCGGTGTTGGGGGTGCCGCGGTGCACGGTGTGGGTGGTGAAGATCAGGATGTCGCCCGGGTTCATCGGGCCGGTGTGGATGAGGGACGGGTGGACGTCGGCTTCCCAGCCGACAGCGGTGGAGGCCAGCCGGAGAGGGAGGGTTCCTTCGTGGTGGGAGGCGGGCGCGATGGCCAGGGCGCCGGTATCCGGGGTGACGGGGGCGAGGGGAGCCCATACGGTCAGGGTGTTCGGGCTGCCTTGGACCTCGGGGAAGTCCTGGTGCCAGCCGCCGTCCAACGATGTCGACGCTGGATTCGCTGGATTCGGATGCGCGGCGCGTAGGACTTTCCGGGGGTGGACGAAGACGTCGCCGGTGCCGATTGCCGCTGTGATCACCCTGAGGAGGGTGGGGTGGTGCATCAGGGCGTGGACGGGGCGGTGGGTCCACATCCGGCGGTGCACCTGCCGGTAGGCGGGGTCCGGGTCCCACACGGCCGCTGTCGGGTCGGCTATGGGTACGGCCCCTGCGGCCGTGGCGGGGAGGAGCCATCCGGCGTCGTCGGCGACGGCCAGGACGTGGCGGCGCACGGCATCGACGTCTGTCGAGGGAAGGACGCCGCGGAGGCAGAGGTATCCATCGCGCTTGAGACGCGTCGCTAGCGCAGTGGGGCTGTGGAGCAGCCGGGTGGAATCGAGGAACGGGATATGGGCCACCAAGTGCCTCCGTTCAGACGAATCGGGATGCGCCGTCGGGCAGCACGACTTCGTCGTGCGGCACGTTGACGACCGTGGGCAGTGGATCGGGGAGGGCGAGCTGCGGGTCGTGCGTCCACTGGAGCGGGTCGTCGTTGTTCGGGCATGGGTAGGGAGCGAGCAGTGCCGAGGCCGCGACGGGGGCGTCGGTGCGCTGGTAGCGCACGTCCAGTGAGAGGCGCGCGAGGTCGTGCTGGGGTGGGGTGGTGCAGTGGAGGGTGAGCGAGTGGAAGATCGCGATGTCGCCCGGGTAGAAGGTCAGGGGGCACCATCGGTCGTCGTCCGCGGCGATGCCCACGGGATGCGGGAGGGCGCCGTCGGTGGCGTCGGTGATCGGCCACAGCCCGTTTTTATGGGAGCCCTGCACGACACGCAGGCTGCTCTCGTCCGCAAGTACGAGGTGGAGGGGAATCCAGGCTGTGAGGGTGTCGACGGCGCCTTGCACGTAGCGGTAGTCCTGATGCGGATCAGTGCCGTACGTGTCGGTGCTGGGTGCGACCAGCCGCAGGAAGCGGCGGGGCTGGGCCCATACGGGGCCGTCGAGGAGAGCGGCCATCAGGTCGGCGAGCGGCCTGTAGTGGGTGAGCTTGTGCTGCGCGGCGGTGCGGTAGCCGGCTTCGCGCAGCCGTAGCTGCTCCTCGCTGGTCGGGCGCCACTCGCGCAGCCGCCGCAGTGATCCGCCTGGCTGATTGGGCAGCAACTGGCCGGCGAGTTCGTCGGCGAACTCACGCAGGAGCGCGGGCGGGATGAAGCTGGGGACGACAGCGTACCCGGACCGGCGTATCGCCCGGTCGACGCGGGCGGGGTCAGGGTTCACTGATCGGCCCGGCGCGCGACGAGGGCGTAGAGGTGGTTGGTCACCGTGATCGTCTCGGCGCCACGGTCGTCCAGGACCGCGCGCACCCGCTGTTCCAGGTCCTGGCGGGCGTCGTCATCGAGCACGGCGCCGTTGGCGTAGGAGATGAGCAGCTGAAGGTAGGTGTCCGCGGTGAAGCGGAGGGTCTCGGTACGCGTCTGCCACCACGGGAAGTCGAAGCGCCCGCTCGCGGCCAGTTCCTCCCGGCCCTCTGCGGCCAGGGCCTCGATCCTGGGCTGGTGGCGCTCATCGCGGACGAAGTCGGGGTAGTCGGCGAAGGCACGGGTGTTGAGCGCGTCGCGCAGAGCCGGGTCTTCCACGACGGGAAAGTTCCACAGCAGCACGAGGTGCCCGTCGGGGCGCAGCATGCCGGCGGCCTTGGCGTACGAGACGTCCGGGTCGATCCAGTGGAAGGCGTTGGCGGAGAACACGGCACTGAACGGGCCGTCGTCGCTGCTGTCGTAGTCCTCGAAGAGGCCCGGACGGACGGTGACGCCCGGGTCCCCGGCGACGTTGCGTTCCAGCAGCGCCCGCAACCGCTCGCCCGGCTCCAGAGCGGTGACGTTCAGATGCGCAGCACGGAGGGGGCGTGTCAGCTGGCCCGTGGCTGCTCCGATCTCCAGCACGCGGTCACCGTTCCACATCCCGGTGATCCTCACGATGGAGACGATCAGGCCGTGGGGCATCGTCGGGCGCGCGCGATCGTAGGCCTCGGCGACCGTGTCGAACGCGAGGCGGTTGTCCCGGCGGGTGTTGGCCTTCACTGGTCGTCCTCTGCTGTCCGGGGCATACCGATCTTGACCATGTACAACAGTTCTCCGTCCCTGCCGTCCGTATCGGCCAGCCCGCATGCCTCCGCGGCGCGCTGCTCATCGATGGCGGGCGTCATCCATGTGCCAGCACTTTGTGCGGTGGCCGTGAGGACCATGGTGTGGGCGAGCTTCCCGCATTCGGTGAGCAGCGTGAGGAAGGCGGCTGGCCCGCTGCCGTGTACTTCTTCGAGGTCCTTCCAGCACACACCGATGAAGATCACTGCGCCCGTGCCGAGGACCCAGTACTGGTGCGCGACATCCCTCATCGTGCGGTCCTCCACCCCGTCGCGCAGCAAGATCAGGGTTCCGTCACTCCGGTAGGCGTACGCGCCTCGCGGAGTTGCCTCGACGTCCTGGGCGACGACGTACAGCCGCAGATACGGCATCGCGTGCAGCAGCGCCCCTGCCGCGGTGAGCGTGTCCTCCAGCACGGAACGGGCCAGCGGCTCTCGGGAGAACTTGCGTACGCTGCGCCGGGCCAGGACCTGGTGGACGACTTCCCGGCTGTCCAGGACTCCCGAGACGGGCCCTGGCTGTGGCGGACGGCTGTGGGCTGTACGGGCCCGGTCGGCGACGGCGGCCTTGAGGAACTCCTGCGGGCGTCCCCAGCCGTGGCGGAACCACAGGCCCGGGGCCGGCTCGCCCCCGGCGAGCAGGCCGCGGTGGAGCAGCCCGGCGATCAGCTCGTCGCTGAAGCCGCAGCAGGACAACTCCCTGAGACTGACGGGAGAGAGCGCGGCGGCGAGGCACCCGGCCTCCTCGACTGTCAGGGCGTCTCCGGGACGCCACGGGCTCGTCAGGATGTGCGGGACGGCATGCACCTTGGCTGTGGTCATTTCCTCAGCACTCCCGCCGCGATGAGCGGCATCGTCTCGTCGTCCAGCCCCACGTGGGTCTCCAGCGCGCGCGTATCCACCCCGGGCAGGTCCGTCCACGTCCAGCCCAGCCACGTGCCGAGCTCCGCGACGTGCTGGACCGCGTGCCCGACGTCGAGCACCACGGCCCGGAAACTTCGCGGGTCGCGGTACCGCCACATGGCACGCTCTACACGCGAGGCCAGCAGCACCACGGCCAGCGCCTCGCTCGGTTCCGCCAGCAGTTCCGCCAGCCCCGGGCACGCGTCGGCCAGGTCTGTCGCCGCGGGCTGACAAGACAGGCGGTCCAGCGCGCGTTCCCGGACGTTGAAGTGATAGAGCCCCTCGGGTAGTTCCCCGATCCGCAGGTAGAGCAGCCCCTCCGTGGGGTGCCGCGAGCCGCCGGACGGGACCGCCTTGTGGATCAGCTCGACCTGGAGGTGGCGGCCGTCATCGGCGTAGTCCCGGCGGGCGCGCTCGCCGAGCGTACCGTCGACCAGCAGTGCCAGCTCGTCGTTCACGGTGCGGATGCCCCGGCGGCTGACGGTCTCTTCCGCCCGGGGCAGCGGCCAGCGGCTGTCGTAGGGAAGTTCCAGGTAGACCGACGGGTATCCGTCGGCGTTCATGTAGGACCGCATGAGCTGGTTGTCCGTGGCGAATGACGACTGCGTGCTCATGTCGAGGAACGGGTAGTTCCGGGTGGCCCCGTGGTATCCCGCGTGCGGCTGCTGTGTTCCGCTGGGGACGATCAGCCGGGTGTCCCCCGTGCAGAACTCCCACATCGCCTCGGCGACGTCCCCCATCCCCGCCTCGGCCCAGCACTTCAGCACATCTGCCCGGAGGAAGCCGTACGAGGGCAGGCTGCTCACGGCCGCGAGGAGCCTCGGGTCATCGACCACCAGGGGCGGTCGGCCGTCCTGCACCGACATGGTGAACTGCTGGCACCCCTCCACCTTGTCCACGGCAACCAGCAGCGCCGGGTTCCGCTGGAACGACTCCTGCACTTCCTGCACCTCCCTGCGACGGCGGTGCCGGGGCCCCGCTGCGGGCGGCCCCGGTACCGCGGTGATGGTCAGGTCAGACGGCCGTCATCTCGTCACCGGACGGGGCGTCCGAGGTGTCTGCCGGGATGTCGGGCAGGAGGGCGAGGTTGCACGTGCCGGTCTGGAGCAGGCCGGTCCGCACCGCTTCCTCCTCCGCCACGTGACCGAACGGCGCATCAGTCATGGGTCTCCTCCTTGGCTGGGGCTACGGCCAGGGCTTCCCTGGCCCTGCAGGCTGCATCCTGGGGCTGCGGAGGGCTCGGCGGGAATGGCCGGAGCTCTGCTTCGACTTGCTTCTGCTTGCGGTCGTTTGCCTTTCGCCGCCGGGGCCTTGCCTTTACGGGTGCTGTACGCAAGACACTGGCCCGACCCGGGTATGGGTTGGATACGCGCCGGAGCGAGGAGGGTGCGCATGAGCACCAGCGAGGCTGGCCGTCTACTCCAACGAGTCCTTGATCAACAGGGTTTCGACAAAGGCGTCTTCGTGCGCCGGGTGGCGGCGCGGCATGCCGAGCTCGGATTCGGCCACATGGGCATCCGGCCCGAGAAATTCAGCCGGTGGTCCGCAGGCGCCCGTCCGGAAAGGCGCGCCGAACTCGCCATGGCCGACCTGCTCGACGTGGACATCGACCACGTCGAAACCCTCGGGTGGCCCGACTGGCTCGGCATGGCAGTGAGCGACGACCGCGCGCTGCTCGCCTCCCCCTGGACGCCCGACGGATCGGTCCGGGCGCTGAAAGCACTGCAACGCCTAGGAGGACCAGCAGCGATGGAACGCCGAGGATTTCTGATCACCAGCGGAGCGCTGGCCGCGACCCTCGCAGGACTGGGCGCAGCGGCCCCGGCCGAGGGCATCCCGGTCAGCCGCCGTCGCCCACGTATCAACGGCAGCACGGTAGAGCTGATCGAAAAGCGGCTCGACCACCTGCGCCAGCTCGACGACCAGGTGGGCTCCGGCCAGGCGTACCGCCTCGCCCGCGCCGAACTCGACTTCATCACCGATACCCTCGGCAGCGCGTCGTACACCACGGCCACGGGCCGCCGACTCCACTCCGCGGCAGCGGAAGCATCCCGTATCTGCGGATGGGTTGCTTTCGACTCCGGCGATCCCGCAACCGCCGAGCGGTACTACCTCGCCGCCCTGCGCACGGCCGCCAGCGCTGACGACCCCGTCGCCGAGGCGAACACGCTCTCGTTCTGGGCCATGGCACGCTACAGCGACAACGACACCACGCACGCGCTGGGCATCGTGGAAGAGGCTCTGCGTGCCGCCCGGAAGACGGGCTCGCCCCGCATGATCGCGATGCTGCACGCTCGCGCCGCCCGCGCGCACGCGAAGGCCGGGGACCAGCGCGCGAGCCGGTTCGCCGAGGGCGCCGCGTTCGAGGCGTACCACGATGCCGGTCCCCTCCAGGACGAGCCAGCATGCATGTACTGGGTCACCCTCGCGGAGTTTCACAACTGGGCCGCGAGCAACGCCCTCGATCTCGCGGACCCCGCCCGAGCACTCACGCACCACAAGGCGCTCGCTGCCCTCAGGGGCAGCGGGCCCGATGCGCACGCTTACCCGCGGTCGACGGCACTGCACTTGGCGCGGAAGGCCGACGCTCAGCTCGCGAACGGTGACGTCGATGCGGCCGCCCACACAGCAGGCAAGGCGGTTCAGGCCATCAGCGGAGTGGGGTCCGTACGAGGGAGCGATGCCCTTGGTGACCTGAGGCACAAATTCTCCCGGTACGACAAAGTGCCCGCAGTCCGAGATTTTCTGCACGACAGTGCATTCGCCGGTGCATGACACCATGCCAGCGTGGCCTCCATGCCTTACTGCGGAGGTGGAAGCGGCGCGAGCTGTCGGTCAGCCGTCTTTCTTGCGGTAGCCGCGGCGCTGCGCGAGAGCGGACATCACGGTGGAGCCGAGCCACCGGTTGACGCCATCGCCGGTTGAGTCGGGTTTGGGCCAGCGATCGCGAGAGAGGTCCGCGCGAATGGTTTCGGCGGTGATTCCGGCGCCGGCGGCTTCGATCTGCTGCCCGGTGTAGAGACGTCCGGGTTCCAGTTCGACTGTGGGGCGCGCAATGTTGTTGCGTACCCACTCGTCGACGGCGGTTGGGTCGTACTCCAGCCAGCGGCCCCGCTTGCCGATCGGGCCTGGCCACCCGGGCTCGGTCGTCCAGCGTTTGATGGTGGGACGTGACCGGCCGTACCTCTGCGCGATTTCGGTAACGATCTCTCCGGACGGGTCTACCATGGGGGTCCGCTTCCTTTCGGGGACGTGGATGTGACCGGCGGGGTTTCGCGACAGCCCCTTGGGCTGAGAGCTTCGGCTCGGCCCCGCCGGTCTTGATTCTTTCTACGGGGTGCCTCCGGCTCTGCGCCGGAGGCACCCCGCTGGACTACTCGCCGTCGGTGGCGAGCCAGTCGATCGCTTCGTCAAGGCTTCTGATCGAACCGAGGATGCACAGGGTGAGGCTGTCGAACCTGTAGGCCTTCGGCTCCTGGACGTGGGCGGTGAACATTTCGGCCGCCGTGAGCCAGTAGATGCAGCTGGTGAAGAGGGCGGCCAGCACCTCCTCGGGGCGGGGATCTCTTCGCTGATGTCCGCGAGGTGGGCGACGCTGTCGACCAGGTCGCTCAGCGTCGTGCCGTGGTCGATCCGGGGAAGGACGATGGGGATGGGGAGCAGTCCGCAGGTGACCGCGATACGGGAGTAGGCGCGCAGCAGTTCGCCGAGGAGTCGTTCGTCGCTGATGTCCTGCCAGTCGGCCATGTCGGCCCCTTTCGTGGGTGTGGATGGCGGGTCGGGGTTCGCGGCCCCTCCCCTTCGAGTATTAATTTACATCCATCGGGTATCGATTCACAGCGACTGTGGGTAAAGAGCCGTTCATGAAAGCGGGGGCGCCCCGGCTGGATGCCGGGGCGCCCCTGGTGAACCTCTAGCCCTGGATGTTCAGTGTGCGGCGGGTGTCGTCGATGTAGTCCTCGCTGATGAGGATCATCATGCGGGCCGCCTCATTCCTGTGCCGTCGCGCCGGGGTCGTCAGCTGGAGCGTCAGGAGCTCGGAGGCCCCGAGCCAGGCCAGGCAGGCGCACTTGAGTGACTCGCGGACCTCGTCGGAGGTGGGTACCTCGTAGGCGATCGCCGCCGCTCGGGCAACTCCCTCGGTTCGCTCCGGCCAGTACTTGCCTCCCATGGACACCGGGAGGGTGATCGGTACGGGGAGCTTGGCCGCCACGGTGGCGAGCCGGTCGTAGCAGCGCATCAGGGTGAAGGTCAGGTTCCGGGTCTCGGGTGCAATGTCGTCGGGCATGCTGTCCGCCTTTCCGGCGTGGAGTGGATGTGCGGTCGGGGTTCGCGGCCCCTCCCGTCTTCAGGTATCAACTTACAGCGCTCAGGGGTCGAATTACAACGCCCGTGGGTAAAGAAAACCCCGCCTCCCACGACCAGGGGCGACGGGGCTCGACTCACCCAGCGAGGCGGAACCCGAACAGCCTCCCACCGTCCCCCACCTGCGCCGTCAATCGCAGCCCGGCCAAATCCTTGACCTCCACCCCCGCCTCGGCGGCTACCGCGGCAGCGGGATACCGCTCCGGTGCGAGAGCGTCCGGAGTGTCCGCTGCGATCTCCGCCTGCTCACCGATCAGCAGCACCACCCGCACCCTGACCCGCCCCTCCGGCACTGTGCTGGATCCAGCCGCGACCGGACGCACCAGGATGTGATGCAGCGCCACCTGACGCCCGTCCTCCGCCAGGCCGTAGTGGCTCTCGATGTCGTCCACCACCAGCTTGTCGCCGGTGCCCCACAGCGTGATCCTCCTGCCCTTGACCGGGACGGATACATCAGCGAAGCGGCCGAGCTCGACGTCCGTCTCCGTCTGCTTGCCCCGGAAGATGAACGACAGCGTGTCTGAGGCGTTCGCGGAGACGGCGGGCCTGGCGGCGTCTGCGGCCTGGAGGATGCGCTCGATAGCGGCGGGCAGGAGCGTGGGCGTGTCAGTCATGCTGGCCATGATGTCCTCCGTCGGGGGCAGGGAACGCGCCCTGCTGTCGATTTCAGTCCTGCTGGTGATGTCACGGGGTCGGTTTCTGGACGGTGTGGTGGCGGGTGCTGCCGTCGCGGACGATGACCAGTGCCCCGTAGGTGTGATGCTCCACGGAGGGCGTAGCTGTAGCTGCAGTTCGGCCTGTAGCTGTGTTCTGACCTGCGGTAACTACAGCTACGCCGACGCCCCCGGACGGGGCCGGAGAGAGGAGCGGGAGGTCGGTGGTCTTGACGCCTGTAGAGACCCCTCGGCCGGGCTGCCGTACGGATTTGGACACGGGCACCCCGTGCTGGGTGCACAGGGCCCGGACGGAGGCGGTGTCGTGGGGGTCGCCGGTGAGGTGCTCGGCGAGCGCGGAGAGGTGGGCGCCGGCGCCCTGTTGGGCGAGTGAGCGCACGAGGGCGGAGAAGGCCTCCGCCGAGGTGGCCGGAGCGGTCGGGGCTGATGGTGCCGGAGCGGCCTTCGACAGCGTGGGGGCGGCGTCTTCACGAGGGGCCACGTGTTCCTGCGGCTCGATGCGCGGAGCGGAATGCCAGGCCGCGGTGGCCCAGGCAGGAGCGAGTCCCCACAGCAGGACGGGTTCCGCGCGAACGACACTCCAGACGGCCCAGCCGACGACGCCGAGGATGCCAGCACGGAGGACGGGGCCGAGGGCGGCGCGCAGTCCGGAGAGGTCGTGCCGGTAGCCGCGTCGGCACCAGGCGCACGCGCCGCCGGTGAGGCGGCGGGCAAGCGCGGCAGAGCCGTCGCACAGACGCTGAGCGGCCTGCCGATGCCGGGCGTTCACAGGATGCCGCCCCCTTCGAGCAGCGTCCGCCCGGAGACGCCGAGCATGTTGACGGCGGCGGGGAGCCAGTGGAGCGCGCCCGCGACACCTGCGGTGAGAGTCAGCGAGGCCCCGCAGACCACCCCGCCGAGCATGCGACGCTGATCCCCCTTGCTCGCCGCTTTCCACGCGGCAGCGGCGGCGACGGTGGCCAGGAAGACCACCACCGCGCCGTCGGGGGTGAGAGCGCCGAGGGAGCCGTGGGCCAGGGCGCCGCTGTGCTGTCCCGTGGCACCGCCGACTGCCTTGTCCCCGGCGGTGTTGACGCCGACGGCCGAGCACCCGGCGAGCAGGCCGAGCAACCCCCCGACGCACATGGTGGACACGGCACCGAGGAGGAACGCCCCGGCGAACGGCATTAGGTCCTTCCACTTACGGCCACCCTTCCACCACGGGCGCAGGTTCAGGTAGGTGATGCCGAGGCTGAGCCCGGCCCCCGGGAAGGTGAGGCTGGTCATGGGCGGACTCCGGTGAGGGCGGTGACAGGGTCGAAGAAGTCGACAGCGCCCGTGACACCGATGAAGGCGATCACGGTCACGGTGCGTGTGAACAACTGCCGGACGGTCCCCTCGCGCTGCGCCCGGTGGTCCGCGCCGAGTGCCATGGCCAGGGCGCCGAGTCCGAGGCCGTAGGCGACGGGGATGCCAAAGGCGCGGGATTTGTGGACGGTGTACGCCCATGTGGTGGCGGCGCTGTAGCCGGTCCACGGCATCGGGAGCAGGGCCAGCAGCCCGCCGACGGCGGTGTGGACGGGGCGGACGTACGGCCACAGCCAGCCCCACCACCACCGGCCCTGGTCTTCCGGCTCCTCCGGGGGCGGGGGGACCAGGTCCACGACGAGGTGCACTTCGACCGGGGCCGCGGGCGGGGGCGGAGTCCATGGCGGCGGGGCGGTCGGCGGGGGCTGCGTTGGCGGAGGAGGGGGCGGTGGTGAGGGTGTTCGCCAGGGCGGGATGTCCGTAGCGCCGGGCGGTGCCGGTGGCAGCGGGACGGCCGTCGGGGAGAGCGGCTGGCCGGCGGGGATGATCCGGGTCGGGGCGATCGGCTCGGACATGGTCACCACTCGTTCCAGGCGACGAGCGCCAGCAGCAGGGAGAGGGCGAAGGTGGTCACCGCGAGGCGGTTGGCCGTGCGGTGGTGCGGGGCGAGCGCGTGGACGAAGGCGGGGTAGAGCAGGCCGGTGACGATCAGCAGCGCGATCACGATGGTCCTCTCAGGACGGGTGGGGTGAGGCCTGACGGAACGGCCGGTCACGCGTAGCCGCCTCCGCCCGTGCCGATCTCGTCCAGCGGAAGCTGCTCCCCGCCGGTGGAGCTCTTGGCGTTCTGCTGGCCGATGGCGCGGTCGAAGGCACGGCGGACGTTGTCGAGGCGCGCGTCCTCGACGCTGAGGGCGTTCATGATCAGCGGGATCGCGAGGCTCCTGTCGGTGACGCCGAGGCGGATGAGCTGGCGGGCGGCGCTGGCGACGGTGTCCGTGTGCCCGGACAGGAGGTCCGTGCCGGTCAGCGGCACTGCGGGCGGTTGTGCGGGGAGCGTGTCCGGCTGTGTCCGGACAGGGGCCGGGGGGCGTTGGATGGTCGTGGCAGGCGGCAGCTCGTTCAGGACGAGGGCGACCTCGATCGCGGAGACGTCCACCTCGTAGCGGGAGAGCTCGTTGGCGAGTTCGGCGGGTGGGGCGTCGGGGCGGGCGGAGTGCGCGAGGCGGATGGCCTCGATGGGGTCGAGGGCGGCGAAGTGGGCCCGGAGCGCATCGGCTGCCGTCCGCGGCTTGCCCGGGGCCTGCCCGGACGGTGTCCGGACCTTGTCCGTACCGGATACGTGAGCCGCGACCTCGCCCTTCGTACGCTCCCACGCTTCGTCGGTGGCGAGCAGCCAGGCCCAGAAACCGAGCTTGGGCAGCGCCGCAGGACGATCGCCGTCCTCAGCCCGCAGCCGAGCGCGCTGCGCAGACCAGGACAGGCCGGCGAGAACGAGGAGCGCCGCGGTAGGCGTGGCGAAGAGAACGAACGCGCCGCGCCCACCGCCGATGAGGTCGGCGTGCAGGCGGTTGAGGTAGACGGAGACGGCGGCCAGGCCGAGCGTGGCGCAGTGCGGCCCGAGAGCCGAACGCCGCTCACGAATGGCCTGACCAGCCAGGTACAGACAGGCGATCGCGGTTCCGTCGAAGACGGCCGCCGTGCCAGCGGCGAGAGGACCGGGGACGCCGTAACGGTCATGGGCGACGACGTAGAGGGACCAGCCGGTCATACCGGCCGCCGCGCCACCGATGACGGTGAGACTGACCCACCAGACCAAGCGGCTCTTGAGCTTGTCGATATCGACATTCACGCGCTGCTCCTGGGCGGAGGAGAGGGCCGGGCCCGCGCGGGGTGCCGCGGGCCCGGCCGGTTCGGTGGATCAGCGACTGGTGGGGTAGCCGGTCTCGCCTGCGCACCGACGGCAGTCGGTCCGGGGTGCCTGGTGGCGCTCGCAGAGACCGTCGACGAATGCGCCCTTGATGTGCGCGTAACGGACCTGGAGCGCCCGCTGGGCGAGCCAGAGGGAGCCGTGGGGGTGCTGGCCGTCGTCGAACGACTCGATGATGGTGCGGTCCGGGTTGAAGACGGAGTGCTTCACCAGCGGCCACCGCTCCACTCGTCGTGGGCAGTGTCGCGGACGGCCGTTCCGTCCTCGTAGTCGGCGCGGCAGTGCTCGACGTCGGCGGGCTCGGAGAACAGCGGATTCTCACAGGGAGTGCGATCGGGTTCGGGCTCCGGGTGGGTACGCTCCATGGCGGACCACTCCTTCGTAGAGGTTGTGGGTGGTCTGGCCCCGGTCCACATGGCGTTGCAGCGCCGGGCCGGGGCCTACTTGTGAGCAGCGTGGGCTGCCTTCCCTACTGTAGGGGGTTCCCCTACAGTAGGGAAGCGGCCCGCCCGAAGAGAGGGGCCGGATTTGAGCGAGGAGGCGCAACGGGTGTTCGAGGCGCTCGGTGAGCTCGAAAGGATCGCCGACCCGAAAGTGCGGGCGCTCGCTCTAGGTGCGGTCCTGAAGGAAATGCCGAACCAGAACAAGCGGCTCAAAAAGCTGCGACAGGAGGCCGTGCAAGAGCTCCTTGGGCGCGAGGGCGCATCGCTGCGAACCGTCGGCGTGGAGCTCGGGGTGAGCTTCTCGACGGTGCAGGACATCGTCAAGGGCTACTCAGGATCAGGCACGAAGCGGCCCAAGAAGACTGCTCAGGAGCAGACCGAGTGACCCAGAGACCTGACGGGACGTTACTGCGCGCACAGGAACTGGAAGTCTGCGTGACTTACTACGCGTTCGGCATCCAGGAGTCCCACGACGTTCTGGTCCCCGTCGCCTACCCCGACGGTGCTGAGTCGGGTGTGTTCCTCCAGGAGTTTCCGATGCGTCTCGACCTGGGAAGCGGCGGGCACACGCATACCGCGCGAATGCGGGTGGAAGTCTGGGATTCGGCGCCGGAGCCTGACCGCCAGCACCCTTGGGATGAAGTTGCCGAGGCCAAGATCGAAACGGCGAGTGGCGAGCTTGCCATCTGGGAGATGGGGCGTGCCGACGACGTCATCGTGCTCGGCAAGCCTGGTCTGTGGAATGTTCGCGCCGCCTCCAGAGGACGCGAAGAGGCACGTCGGCTTTCCAACGAACTCGGCCCCGTCCACGGTGCGGAGCACTGGCTTCTCCAGTTCTGGCCGTACGCTGCCTAGGCGTGCTGACCCTCACCAGGGCGCTTGGCCGCTGACCGGAGAGGCCAAAAAATGGCGCACGGCCCCTGGTCGTGCCCGACATGGCCGCTGAAGCGCTATCCGTACGGGGCCAACTGGAGCGAGGTGACGATGCGCGGGCGACGATCAGTGACTCGCGGGAGGCGTTGGCGGAGATCCGAGGGCTCGCTGCGGAGGTCGCGCTGGTGGGAGCATGGGTCGATGGCCGGGCTGGGGGGACTGACTGCGGCACGGTCGTTGCGGACGTTCTGGAAGACGGCGAGGCGCCATGCAGGACACGCTGCCGGATGACGGTGGATCCTGTGCCAGATTGAGCATCGTTCAGGAATAAAAGGGCCTGAGAGCGAGTCGTCCCGGCGCGCTGTGAGCACGTGCGTGAGTCCCCGCGGTTCCTGGTGGGGACTCACGCACGTGCAATTTCACATGTCTAGATCAGGCAGTGGTGGTCTGCTCTTCCGAAGGCCACAGCTGGATGAGCCAATGCTCGAGAGGATCTTCATGGGGCTCGTCGGTCGGGACTTCCTCGAAGAGGATCTCGGCACGTGTGTGATCCCTGCCGCGGCAACGGATGCGTACGTCGTAACGGCCGGCAGCGACAGGCAATTCGGCGCAGGGGGCATCGAAAAGGGCGTTGATGGCTAGGCGGTCAATGAAGTCCGCTCCACGGAGGGTGCGGTCGTAATCCCAGTCGGCCGTCGAGTGGTTGGCGGGTTCCGCCGAGTGAGACTCTAGGCATATCTCAGGGTAAAAGGCGTTGTCACTGCTGAGCAGATGCAGGCCACCATCTACGAAGCTGATGATCTCATCGTTGGTTGGGCGCTGGGTGAAACTGAACCAGCCGAGCTCGACGGTGCTGTGCGAGACGCATGGGCGCCCGACTGCTTCCGCCAGAAGTTGGATATTACCCATCCTTTTTCCAATGCGTGTGATATGTGTCAGCCTATGGCTTGAATATTCTGCCAGCCTGCTGACCCGGCGGTCCTATGGCTGTTGATCAAAGGGGTGTCATTGGGGCGAAAATCGGAAAGGTCGGGGTCTTCCCGAAGGAGCATTAGGGTGCCATCGTAGCGCGTGCCCCACATGTCGATGAGACCGTCGGAGTTGTTGTCGTGCCCGGAAGTTACCAAGGGCATGTTTACTTCATCGGAGAGTCTCGCCGTGGCGCGGTCGCTCGTGTTCGGGTGGGTAATTTCAATTCGCTGCGATAGCTCTCGATTAAGCGGTCCGGAGTACAGGTACATCATGCCGTCCTCCCGGTTCCGCGTTGCTAGATCGGCGTATCCGTCTCCGTCGACGTCATCGACGGAGATGAGGTCGTACTTGTCCCAGCCTGCTCCGCCGATTTGGATGGGTTTCTTGAGGCCTGGGCGATTATCCGGATCTCCTGGATAGAGCCACAGCTTGTCACCCCACGAGGTGATGACGTCAGGGTAACCATCGCCCGTGGCGTCTTCCACGACTGTGATCTTGCTGATCGACTTATCCCAGTCGGTACCGTAACCCTTGAAAACTGTCGGCGATCCAATTGTTCCGTCGCCGTTGCCTGGGTAGAAGCGGAGCTCGCTACCGACGCGAGCTATGACATCCTGCTTCTTATCACCGTTGAAGTCGCCACCGTGGGTAATCGCTGCATCGCCCCATCCTGCGGCGCCGATCTCTGTCATTGCCCCAAGCGAACCATCGCCGGCGCCCGGGTAGAAGCGAAGTTTCCCCGATCCATCTTTATGGACGGCGATCATGTCGGGATTTCCGTCGCCGTTGAGGTCGCCCATGGTCGGCATCGGGCCGCCGGGCGGGGGAGGGGGAGGGAGGATCATTTCCACCCCGTCAGCAGTTAGAATTTTGACATAAAACCTGTCCTTATCGAGGATGTGCTGTTCGGTGTAAAACGCTTGAAGTGCGACCCCTCCCATTTTGTTTTCGTCGGCGGGTATGGCCTTGACCGAGAAGTGATGGGTGCCGTTTCCGCCCTGCTTTGCCCCCTGGTAAGTGGACTGAAACGGATATTCGTCGCACTCTCTCTTGCCGCTTGGATCGGACGTCGCGTAATTGGGCCCAAAGTATTTCTTGCAGTTCGCGACGGACTTTCTATAGTTGGCGCTCTTCTCGCGTGCCTTTTCTCTGTTGTCGTTGGCTCCTGCCAGGCGGCTGAGGGGGTTTTGGGAGTCGATTGAACCGGGTATGCTCTTGGGGAAGTTTGGTGAATTTGGAACTGTCTTTTCTGGGTAGTGCTGGGCCAGCCAGATGTGTTCAGCCATCCCCTTTACTTCGGGTGTCGACTTCAGCGTCCAAACGGAAACCACCTTGTCGAATACGCAAGCGTGTCCACGTGTGCCCGGACGTATTAGGGCGTATGATGCTGAATCACATCGAACGCCAGCAGGGTCGGAGAAGTTGGTGACATCCGGTCCCCACTGATTGCTTGTGCTCCCCTGTAGCCGATAGTCGTAAAGCGCGATCTTGTCGTCATCGGTCAGTCTGTCGTTGGGGGACGAGAACTCCCAATTTGCAAAGCCATTCGCCATCCATGTGGCGATGCTTTGTTTTCTCCTGAGGCGGTTCGGGTCCGGCGTGCAAGGGCTTGCATCCATGAAGGAGGTGCAGTCGAGCTTTATTTGAAGATCAGCCTGCTTTACTCGGTCTGCATTCCCGTCGAATTCAAACTGGTCAAGCTTGACCTTGAAAGTGACTCCCCGTCTATCTGTGGACACCCCCATGTGGCCTATCCCCAGTATGGTGGTGCGGAACCTCGTGGCACCGATGTTTTCGCACCTCCCAGTATTCGTGTTGCATTCTTTTACAACAAGAGCACTGTGCCCAATATGGCACCAGGTCCAATGGTCGATTGTCTTATGATTCCAGGTGCCAGGCTTGTCTTCGATCGCGTTGAGACAAAAATCTGTCGTCTGCGATGCGAAGGCACCGAAGGCGCCTCGCTTCTGCGATTGCTGTCGCTCGACGAGTTTGCGGCGTCGTTCGACGTCCTCCGGGGTTTCTGATTTCATTTCTTCATCAGCGGCCCGTTGGCGCTCGGCGAGCGTCTTCGGCGTCGGGCGCCCTTGCTCCGGCGCGGGCTTCGCGTCGCGCCATGAGTCGTCAGCAGCGATGAACTCGGAGACGATCTTCGTCTCCCCGCTGGCTGCTTGCGCAGGTGTTGACGGGAGCAGCGCACACATCGCTGCAATGGCTCCGACGAGGAGCCGTGGTCTCTTGCGCACGTACTTGTCCTCTGATGTGCGTACTTGACGTGAAGCAGCAGAGGATAATGATGAAAGTCCGGCATGCCCATGATCAAAATCACTGAGTGTGTGACATGGGGCACCACATGTGATGGTTTATGGGATGCTCGACCGCACCTGGAGGTGAGGCGATCGTGGAGTCCGCCAGTGCAAGGAGGCCGCACGAACCGGCTTGACGCCCCTCCAGCCTCGGTGACTCTCAACATCCACGGCAGAGTTGAGCATCCTAGAGATGCAGATGCGTTGTCAGTGGCGCCCCTTAGGGTGCGGCACATGTTTGAACGAACCACAACCAAGGCCGCCTTCCTTAGCCCCCTCGACCTACGCCCCACGCAAGCCACCGACCTCGAACGCTTCGCGGGAACCACCCGCTGGGCCTTCAACTGGGCCAACGCGCTACTCGAAGCGCATCATCAGGCGTACGAGGGGCGCCGGCAGCAGGCCGCCAGACATCTGTTCGGCCTGGGCCCCGAGCAACTCGACGAGTTAAGAGTCCTCGCCAACGGCACGCGGGACGAGAACGGCAAAAAGGCCAAAGGGGACCCCGTCAAGCGCCGGGAGTACGAGTCGATACAGAAGGCGACCAAGAAGGCCGTCAGCGAGGAGAACAAAGCGCTGGGCGCGGAGATGAAGCTGTGGGACGAGCACCGCAGCCTCGTCGTGCACAAAGGCCGACCTCTCCTCACCCCGGGCGACGAGCCTGCTCTGGACGCCCCGCCGCTGGCCCACCGCCTCTACGCACGCCGTGTCGAACTGGCCGGGATCCAGAAGACCGACCCCGACTACTACGCGGAGCAGCGGAAGAAGGAGCGCGAGGCGATCACCCCGAACGTCGTGGCCATGAAACGCGACCTGATGGCCAAGGGCGCCTACTTCCCGTCCGAATACGACCTCCAGTACATCTGGCGGACCGTCCGGGACCTGCCCAAGGAAGAAGGAGGCTCCCCGTGGTGGCCCGAGTGCCCCACGATCCTGTTCTACGACGGGATCAACCGGGCGCGGACCGCGTGGAAGAACTGGATGGACTCCGCCTCTGGCGCCCGCAAGGGACCGCCGGTCGGTATGCCCAGGTTCAAGAGCAAGTACAAGGCGAAGGACACGTTCACGATCACCAACCCGAACAGGTCCGTGATCAAGTTCGAGACCTACCGGCGTATCGCCATCACAGGCATCGGCAGCATGCGTCTGCACCGCGGAGCCAAGCTCCTCGCCCGCCGCATAGCCGCTGGCCAGGCCGAAATCACCTCGGCCACCATCAGCCGCTCCGGAACCGCCTGGTACGTGTCCGTCCTGTGCACCGTACACACCACGGCACGCACCGCGCCGAGCAAGGCTCAGCGCAGCCGCGGGGCCGTCGGCGTGGACTGGGGCGTCAGGGCGCTGGCCACCACGTCCAAACCCATCGCCCTCACCCCCGGCAAGCCGGCGTCAAGAACCGTGCCCGCCGAGAAGTACGGCGCCGCGATGAGCCAGAAGATCGCGCGAGCCCAACGGCAACTGGCCCGGATGCCCAAGGGCAGCAGCCGCCGCCGCAAGGCCGCCCGGCACGTCGCCGACCTCCAGCACCTGGTGGCCCAGCGCCGCGCCTCCAGTGTCCACCAGCTGTCCAAGGCGCTCGCCCAGTCCTTCGAGATCGTCGCGATCGAAGGGCTCAACGTCCGTGGCATGACGAAGTCCGCGAAGGGCACCGTGGAGAACCCGGGCAAGAACATCCGGCAGAAGGCGGGGCTGAACCGGGCCATCCTCGACGCGACGCCGGGTGAGCTGAAGCGGCAGCTGGAGTACAAGACGAAGAAGTACGGTTCCCGGCTCGTGGAGCTGGACACCTGGTACCCGTCGAGCAAGACGTGCTCGCGCTGCGGATGGGTCCACCCCAAGCTGAAGCTGTCGATGCGGACGTTCCGCTGTCAGCAGTGCGGTCTCGTCGAGGACCGGGACTTCAACGCGGCCGTCAATATCGAAAGGCAAGGAATCACGCATATCGTGAAGGAGAATGAGGGAACGGACGATCGAGAAGAGGGTTGATGTTCCATCAACTCCCGTGCCACACTGCATATGTGTCTGACAGAGCGCAAAAACCACGCGCGACCCCCTGCTGGACACTCACAACACGTGACGCTCCCTGGAACAGATGGGGTGCCATCCGGCGCCCTGGAGCAGCCTCATAAAGCGGAGCACGCCCGGCTCGCCGGACGCCGCCGAGGCACTGACCCGCCCCCGGATGTGAATCCAGGGGCGAGTTGGAGACCTGACAAGCCCCTCGCGGGCCGGCCAGGCCATCCCAGTCGAGTAATCGACTGGCCACCCGACCCCCTTCTAACTCAACAGAGTGCAAGAGCACCGTACGGCCGGTATGTCCGAATCGATGGAAGTGATTAAAAAACACTGCTAGCGCGGACAGACATGCAGGTCGCGGCCTGTGCTCCCCACGCGCGTACGGGTGGTCCCCTGCCCGTGGCCGTCGAGCGGGCACGCGTTGCGTGCTCCCCACGCGCGTACGGGTGGTCCCGCAGCGATCATGGTCGGGCAGTGGGTCCTGATGTGCTCCCCACGCGCGTACGGGTGGTCCCCGAGATGACCATGGGTCGCTGTCCAGCCCGGGGTGCTCCCCACACGCGTACGGGTGGTCCCGACGGGGCGGCGTACGAGCGGATCGTCGCGGTGTGCTCCCCACGCGCGTACGGGTGGTCCCAACCGCACCATCTCGATGCGGATCATCGGTCAGTGCTCCCCACGCGCGTATGGGTGGTCCCGACAAGAGTGACGTTGTGACAGTGACTCCGGGGTGCTCCCCGCGCGTGTATGGGCGGTTCCTGGTGTTTCCGGTCCACCCCCACTGAAGTGGGGGTACCCCCAGGTGTATATGGACGGTCCCTCGGTGCGCTCGACGTCCGTGACGGCGGCGGTGGGCTGGCTAGGTTGCGGAGGCAGCGGCATGCTCGTCGGCGATCCGCTGGAGCACGGCTGCGGATCGGGCGGTCGGGTACCCGAGGGGGACAGGCGTGCCGTTGTGCCAGGCGCGGAGCGTCCAGGAGCGGCCGTCGTGGTCGATCGTGTAGGTGAAGGCGCCGTCCGTGGTCTTGGCGTGGTACGTGCGGGCGGGCCATCTGGCTTTTCGCCAGGTCAGGTTGGGCCAGGTCAGGCGCATGTCTTCTGTCTCCGGTCGGTCGGCGGGATCTGGGCGGCTGTCGGGGTCAGGCGTTCCAGCGGGCGAAGTCGATCGTTTCGCTGCGCAGCGCGGCGGCGGCCAGGATCTGGGCGTCCGGGGCGCCGGCCGCGATGGCACGGAGTACGTCCGAGTGGAGCTGCTCCTCCAGGCCGTGCGCGACTTCGTCGTCATCCTGGTGGTGGGCGATCTCTGCCAGACGGTGAGCGACGTCCTCGACACTCAAGAGGACGGGCTCTTCGCTGCCCGGCACTGGGTGGGACTTGTCCCGATGTGTGATCTCGCGGGCCATGGCGACTCCCCGGTTGAAGATGCGGGTGCGGCGTGTGGCCCGACGGCGGGTGGCCGCCGGGCCAGTTCGGTTCAGGTGCCGATCAGTTCACGGGTCGGTGGCGCCGTCGCGGATGCGGGTGATGACCGGGCGGTCGTACTGGCGACTCGGGTTACCGAATCCGTGGCCACGGCGTTCGAGAGGCAGGGGTCGGGCTGGCAGCCGCCCCAATGCGCGCGGTACGGCTGCCATAGAAGGGTGTGGTTTCACCCAGCGGACTGGAAGGTCCACCAGCCGTCAAACCCGGGAGGGACGACCGGGTAGTTGGCGAGCATCGGCTGGAGGATCGAGAGATGACGCTGCTGCAATTCGAGTTTCTCGGCACCCCAGTAGCCGTTGCCGTCCCAACGCCCTTCGCAGTGGCCGCCGTAACAGCCGTCGTCGTGGCGCTTCAGGAATTCCCGGCCATCGGCAGGCTCGTTGTCCTGGATGTCCCACAGGGTGCCGATGCAGGCGACAGTGACGCCCTTGCGACGGCGGAACCACACGGCATCGATGCGGCCACAGTAGCTTTGCTGACGGTCTTGAGGTGACGGTTGGTCCTCACGACGGAGGCTGTCCAGCTTGACGGCGTAGGGCTTGCGGGAGATCAGGAACCGGTGTTCGTGGATCACGATGCCTCCGTTTCGGCGGGGTCGGTGATGGTGATGCCGTCACGGGTCCGGGACAGCACCCGGTCGTACGCGCGCTTCGGATCGTCGAAGCCGCCCCCGGGGCCTTCGAGTGTCAGCGTCTTGGCGTTGACCCGCTTCACCCGGTAGACGCTGGTGACAGCGAGGTCACGGCGGAAGTCGCGGACCCTGACGACGTCACCCGGCCGAAAATCCGCCCGGCACCAGGCGCGGCTGCGGCCGGCCTCAATGTCGGCAAGGTCGGCGACCGCCTTCGCCTGGTCCGCCTTCTGCTGCGCCTGCTTGGCCATCTTCTCGTCTTCGATGGCGCGGCGGGTGGCGTTGTCGGCTCGATCGCGGTCGCGGAGCGCCCGGCGGGCGGAGTGGTGGCCGAGGAGGATGGGCTGGCCGCCAGAGAAGCGTTCGTACAGGCTGGATGACCGGGCGTGCTCCTTGTCTGCTCGTTCACGGAGTTCGTCCGCACGCTGCTGGAGTTGATCGGCGCGGCGGCGTTCTGGGGTTTGAGTCACAGCAGGCTCCTTACGTGTGATGGTTACGCCGTGGCCCGGCGCGCGATCGCGCGCCGGGCGTGAGGGCGCGGCGTTAGTCCGAGTACGGTCCGCAGTAGGCGGCGGGGATCGGGGACATGTCGGGTGTCAGGTCGTCGGGGCCGTTCTCGTTGCTGATCCACCAGTGGACGGCGATCTCGTTGGTGGCGGCGTCACGCTCCTCGCGGCTGGCGAACGCCTGGACGTGGGTGTCGCCTTCGGTGAAGGTGGCCACACCGAAGAGGTCGAGGTCCTCCATGTCGAAGTGAGCGACGATCTGGTACGGCCACGATCCGAGCGGCCAGCCGTCCTTCCCCCAGACGCCGACGGCGTACCAGCCGGTGGAGGGCAGCTCATCGATCCAGTCATAGCCGTCCATCGATCCCCACTCCTCCTCAGGGAGCCGTGGCAGCAACCCGACCATCGGAGCCGCCGGTGAGGCATCGCACGGTGCGGCGGCCTTCTCCAGTTCGTCCGGATGGAACGCGGCAGGAAGCCGGGTCGGAGCGCCGTCCAGGACGACGCCGCAGATGCCTCGCGGCAGGAGTTCGGTCACGGTCCCGAGCAGGCCGACGAGGAGAAGCTCGTCGGCGTCCGTGACGCGGACGCGGTCACCAACGCTGAAGTGGTTCACGGATTTCCCTCTCCGGATGTGCCGTCCGGCGATCCGATCGCCGGACGGCACTGTTCAGTTGCAGGCGATGGAACGGGTGATGGACTCGCGGCGCGCACACCGCGGGCCGGGAAGTTCGCCCCACGGATCGATGAGCGCGTACCGGGTGTCCGTCGGGGCGATCGCGTAGAGGAACTGGCAGGCGGAGCAGGGGCAGGGCACGGCGATGTAGAGGCCATGGGCGTGGGGGATGCTGCCGTGGTAGCGGACGAGGTCGCCGGACTGGATGAGGTCGAGGCTGTGGAAGAGGGTGTCGTCGCCCATGGCGTTCTCCTGGAGTGACTGGAGGCGGAGGGGGATGCTGGCCCTGGCGGCCGTCATGGCCGGGACCCTGAGGTGTCAGCCTTCGGTGTCAGCGGGCGTGCTGCGGCTGGCGGGCAGGACGTCACGGGCGGGGGCCGGGGCGAAGTTCACGTCGCGCTCGACCAGCGTTCCGGGTTGGGATTCGAGGGCGACGAGGTTGAACCCGCCCCACTGTGCGTCGAATCCTTCGATGCAGACCCAGCCGAAGGCGTCGCCGGAGTGCGGGTCCAGTTCGGTCACGCACCATTCGCCCCAGCCGCTGAAGTAACGGACGTAGACGATGGCGGCCTCGCCCCTGTGACGTTGTGTGTGCAGGGTGGGGATGGCGGAGAGTTCGACAGCCGAAGGGTAGAAGCGGTAGCCACGCACCTGGTGGTGGGCTTCGGGCTTGTCGGAGATGAGCGGGCGCATGAAGGGCCTTTCGTCTGCCGTGGCGTAGACAGGGGCTGACGGTGCGGCGGCCGGGGTCCGTCCGGCCGCCGTGCTCTGCCAGTCGGGCTAGGCGGTGTGCCTCTCCAGCTCTTCCTCGAAGAAGATTCCGGGACGTCCTTCGGGGGTGTCGTCGAGGCGGACGAAGTGCTCGTCGCTGCAGTGCTTGCCGGTCACCGTGCCGAGCAGTCCGTTGAGCTCGTAGTCGGGGACGGCAGTGACGTTGACGCGAACGCGGTCACCGGTGGTGAAGGAGCTGCTCATGCCGGGCCTCCGGGGTGGGGCGTCGAGGGCGGCGGCTGGGTGGACCGGCCGCCGCCCGGGTGATCATGCGGCTGGGTCGTAGCGGTCGTTCCAGTAGTCGCGGTCCTCGCGGGCGAGTTCGCGGCAGAGCAGTTCGTCGGGGGTGTGCACCTCGACCAGCTCGACCGTCACGGACGGGCGCTCCTCGACGGGGACGGTGTAGGTGCTGCTGCGGTGGACGGTGTAGGAGATGAGCCGGTCGATCCGGAAGGTCCTGGACTCGCCGGACTGGCGGTCCATGGCCTTGAGGATCAGGTCGCCCGCCTTGGTAGTGCGGATGTCGTAGATCTCGATGGTGCGGACGGTCTCGGTGCCGTCGGCCTTGGTGTAGGTGATGGTGACCGGCTGCTTGCGGTCCATGGCGCGGGCGAGGTCGGTGAGGGTGTCGGTGCTGGTCTGGCGGGCGGTGAGCTTCATCAGGATCCCCCTCGGGAAGTGCCGGGCCGTTGCGGTGCGATGCCTGGCCCTCGGGAGGGCCAGGCGGTTGCGCTACGCGGGGCGCGTGCGGTTGAGGTGGTCCCGCAGGACGACGGCGCCGTGGTAGGTGAGCCCCGTCCAGGTCTCGCCGGACTCGGTGTTCACCACGAGCCAGCCACCGCGGGTCTTGCGGGCGGCGAAGCGGGTGGTGGTGTTGCGGGCGGTGAGCTTCATTGGGTTCCCCCGTCGTCCTGGTGTAGCTACACCCTAGAGGTAGGTGTAGCTACACCACAAGAGGCCTGCCGACATCCCCTGTAGCTACACCCGATCGGGTGACGTGTTGTCGAACGTAGCTACACCCAGGTAGCGTCCACCCATGCCAAACGCCCCCAAGACCCCCGCACGTCAAATGCGCATCGGCGAGGAATGGCTCGCCTTCGACGACGCGGCCAAGAGCCAAGGCACCGAGCGTGCCGCCGTCGTACGCTCCTTTATTGCCTGGTACCTACGTCGCCCTGGCGCCAAGCTCCCTGAGCGGCCCCCGGTCGGCCCCTGGTCGACCCCGTCGTTGACGGACCAGTGACCGCCGACCTGGTCGCGTTCCTCCGCGCGCGCCTCAACGAGGATGAGCAGACCGCCCGCGCCGCACTCGGGGCGCCATGGGTCCGCCGGGAGCACGTGGCCGGCGTCCACGCCGACGACGCCACCGACGACCGTCCCCACGGAACACCGGTCGCGGACTGCCGCCGGGGGCCCGCCGCGTACGAGCACCGGGTCGCCTTGGCCGAGCACATAGTCCGCCACCAGCCAGCCCGCGTACTCGTGGAGGTCGAAGCCAAGCGGCGGATTGTTGACGCCTACGCGGTGGTGCTCGGCGAGCTGGAGGGCCTCCGAGTGCAGACGCGGGCCGCGCTCGCAGAGGGCCGCGACGACTTTATGCGGATGCACGGGCAGGAGGCCGAACTGATCAAGAGGGCCAGGCATCTGGCGCCGGTGAGTCAAGCCCTCGCCCTGCCGTACACCGACCACCCGGACTGCCGCGAGGAGTGGCGGCTGTGAAAGTGGGGGAGAGTGTCTGCGCTGGCGCGGCGTAATCGGCGATAGTTGGCGGCGGTGAGGCTATTCAGGCTATGTCCAGACAGCAGGCATGATGTCACCCGATGCTACTGAAGCGACGCGGTTGCACTCGACGGGCGCATTGTCTACCACTGGGGCGGCGGGATGCAGTCAAGCGGTAGGCACAGCCTCGTGATGGGGCTCGCGGAGCGGCCTCCCCGTCGGCCCCTGAAGGTGGGGGCCCATCACCCGGATGCCTCGTCATGTGACGAGGCGCAATGCCGCCCCGATGTCTCGTGGGCGGGTGACTTGCCTGGGCTCGGTCGATGGCCATTTATCACCCCTCAACGTTGAGGGGTGATAGTGCTTGAGGTCCTACTGACGGCAGTAGGACCTCAAGCACCACATCCTAACGTTAGGAGATGGTCGAGCGCTGTGTGGTCAGCTACGAGTGTTCCGAGGTGGAGAAACCGCTCGTCCCGCGGCGATGCCAAGGGTTCATAGCAGTGGGGTACGTGTCCCACTGCTATGAACCTGCGGGGCAGGCAAGGCATAACGTGACGCTCTGCTTCGGTTCCACCGGCCGTGGATAATCGGCCACACGCCGTCACGCGTGAGGCTGTGCAACTGTGGGCGCGGATTGCTTAACTGTTTTCTGGTAGGTACATTTCTTGGGTCCAGTTGACTCTGGACAAGACTTGGTTTCGGCGATCTGGTCGACGCGCAAGTCAGTAAGCTCCCGCCGCGGCTGGCTGCCGCAGCGAGAGCCCACGGGCTGGTCGGGGCTGAGGAGAACAGCCCCGACCTACCTCTGGAAGACGGCGCTGGCAATCCCCGTGACAGCAGCTACCAGTTCCACGAACGGTAGCCACAACCTCATTACGAGGATGGACTTCCGTAACGCAACCTTCCATTTCCTGCGATCCACTATCCACTCCATGAGCCGAGCTGCGGGCGTGCGCCCCCTGTGGTGAGACCGCCGATCTGAGAATCGGAAGCCCCGTACCAGGGGGCGAACTAAGACGTCATCTCATTTGGCGATTCTGCGGTAGCAGATGAGGGTGGCGGCGATGCCGACGAAGGCGAGGAAGTGTTCGGCTTTGCGTTCGTAGCGGCGGTGGAGGCGGCGGCATCCGGCGAGCCAGGC